TATCAACTTTAACACCATCTTCAATCAGCTCATCCATTACTTCCAGACAATCTCCCTGGTATAATTTATATTTATCTTTAATTACTTCCATTCAATCACCCCCTATCTAAATATATTTGTTCTAGTTATTTCTAATTCTGCAGTTTTCCAACTTTGTACTTTTTTTAGACTTGAATGTAACATCGTTGCTATTTCTATTTTGTTTTCACATTCTTTGTAAGCTCTTAGCATTATATCCTCAATGAACTGTTCATTCATAGCTGCATTTTGAGCTATTGATGTTTTCTTTGATACTGTGCCATGTTCTTGTTCTACATAACTATCATTAAATACTTGTTTTCTTTGCATTTTAGCAGCATCTGATTTTACTCCCAACTCAGTTATTCTCCCAGTTAAATCATATAACAAAACTGGAATTAGTGATACATAATAATTAAGTTGTTCAGGAGATATTTCATCCCCTGAATTTAACAACTCTTTAACTTCTTTTATACATTCATCTAATTGATTAGTGAATTTATTAGTTATGCTATTTACAGTTGATATTATATCCTCTGTTTCTGAATTAAATTTTTCAATTAATTGTAAGCGCATTCTCTTCCACCCCATCGTAAAGTATACATAAGACTTGATAATTTAGAATCAAATGATACTTTATCCACAACACAATTTGTTCTTTTATATTCTAAAGGTATTTCTATTATTAATTCATGTTTTTCACAATCATTAAGGGATATTGATTTTTTACATCTAATATCTAAAAATTCTCTACATACTACAGCAGGTATAAAGAATGCTCTTGCAGATTCTCTATATTGGACACATAGACCTCCTAATATTCCATCTATTTTTCCTAATTCAACTAATGAATCTATTTGTCTTCTTGTTGTGTCCATGTCTACATATATTGAAGTACCTTTTATACTCTTTAATTCAAATAAATATTGGTATGGATATTTATAATAAATGAAATCACATGGATTTCTAACTCCTGCAAATCCATTAGTAGTGTCATATAATCTTATACAGCTTAACCCCATACTTTTTTTAAAATTTTCTTCCCATCTTTTACCTTCGGTCATATTACTCACCATCTTTTCTGCATTGATTTTGATACTTACAGTATTTACATTTATCTAACTCTCGTGGAGGTACTTCTTGATTTTCTATAAATGTATTAACACAATCTATTATACTTTGTACCCTTGTTTTCATTAAATCTGTTATCTCAACTAGATATCCCTTTTTAGTACAATTATCTCGGTCTTCATATATAAATAATACTTTGGGAACTCCAATTGTCATACTATAACAAGTTGCTTGCAGTTTATGTTCTGACCATGCATCTGTATGTCTATTATATTTATGAGTTGATTCAGTTTTTATTTCCACTATATATAATTCATCATTATATTTTATAAGACCATCACACATAAATCGCATATTGTATTTTCTCGAATATAATTTTGTTTCATTTCCTACTTGACTTATAACCTCTGGGTCTTTAATGTTATTCTCTTTCAAATACTTACCTACATCTAGCCATTCACAATTAATATCGTGTCTATGCATACACATAATATAATCTTGTATTCTTTCATGTCTATCTGTTCCACTTTCACATATACCTATTAAGTTAACCCCTGAATCTGTAGCATCTGGTGCTATTCCACTTAATTGATAATATAAACTTCTAATACAACCACTTATACCTGAAGGTTTGAAGGATTGAGTAGGAGTTCGGACTGAACTCCTATCTTCTTCCTCAATGGTATAAATTAGGTCTTCTATAAATTGTTCTGCAACTTTATTCTCTTGAGCTTGTTTTATCATTTTTGCTAGTGAGCCTAATTTTGCCATTTTATTACCTCCTATTCATTATCTAATGTAGACAATAGCATTTGGTCCTTATCAGAAACTATTTTTATCAAATCAGGATTACCATATTCAATATCTATTGTAGGAGAATCAACGGAGCTAACTAAATCTTGTAAGTATTTTATATTAACCTCGTATACTATATCTTCATGTCTTGGACTATCTTTTGTTGTTATACTTTCAACTGACCCTCCCACTGTTTGTAATGTAATCAAATCACCTACAAATGCTATTTGCAATGTATTCATATCATATATATCAATAAATAATCCAATTCGATTTAATGCCTTTAAAAATTCTTGTGTATCTACTACACATAAACTTGGTTGAGTTTCTTCTATCATAGGTAGTATTGATTCTGGATATTCTTCTACTCCTTCCATCAATGTACCACTTATCACTATGTTTTTACTTTTAAACATTATTGAATTATTATTCACATCATGAATGATATTTACTTTTTCACTAGATAATGTTTGAACTAAATTCGCTAGTGACGGTGGTATTAATACTTCGAGTCCTTGACAATCAAAATCTGATGCATTAACTTTTATCGCATCTGCAGTTATAATATGATTATTTCTGAATAGATATCCAAATAAACATCCATCTGCTGCCGTTTGTGATTTTACATTCTTCCCTACATTAAGTCCATGTTTTAAGTTGTATGCTACACAATCATCTATTTTTAAAGCTCCATTAGTTACTATTTTGTGGTCTGGGTATATTTCACCTTGTACTAATTCAACTTTATAAGTACCATTTCCTTTTACTTCTAGATAATTTTCTTTTGCTGTTAGTGTTACGTTTTCTGTTGTAGTCTTATTAATAAGACTTACAAATTGGTCAGTTTTTACAATAAAGTCTATTGATTCATCATATTCCCCATCTTCAAATACTGTTATGTGATTATCTCCATCTGTTGCATTAATTCTCATGCTGCCATCCTTGTCACATACTAACTGTATATAGTTAGATATTTCTAATAGTGGATTTGCTTTAACTTTCGTAATGTGACCAAGCATATTACGAAGTTTGTTTGTATTTATTTTCATTTTATAACCTCCTATTTTTGTTTGTGTATATTATATATAAAAAAGAACTAAGATTGTTAACCTTAGTTCTTTGATTATTATTCAACTTCAAATAAATTCTTAAATATCCCCTCTAATACATTAACAACAATACTATTTCCAGCTAATTTATATTGTTGCCCATCACTTATATCTGATTGTTGTATCTTATCTATGTCAATATCATTCATTCCCATTAACCTAAAACATTCTCTTGGCGTTAATTTTCTTATTCTGTAATTTACCTCTACTACATAATTATCCTTTTGAACTGTTGTTAGGGTATTGCTAATACCTTCAGTATTAAACTCAAGTCGTTGTTCAGTATGTTCTCCAGCTACTCTACTAGAAGGATTTTCTGGGTTTCTTCCCCTACTTGCTGCTATACATGGTAATTCTAATATTTTTTTGGTCGAGCATTTTAGCTCTTATAGTAAATGCACAACTGTTGAGACCATATAATCTATTGTTGACATCATAATTACCAAGTTCTAATCTACCTATAATATCTTTACTAAAATCTAAATTAGGAAAAGGTTTATTATATTTTATGTAGTATTTTTTATCTACATCATCCTCTAATATATCAGCTATACATTTATCTAATTGTATAGGCTTGGGAAATCTATAAGGTTTATGCTCACCATATATACTAACTACAAATATCCTCTCTCTGTTCTGTGGAATACCATAGTCTTTAGCATTTAGAACTTGTGTATAATTCGTATAACCTAAACTTCTTAAATATCTTAACCATTCATAAAATTGAGGTCTAAATTTTTTACCGACTAGATTTTTAACATTCTCCATCAACAAATACTTAGGTCTACAGTGTTCTATTATTTTTTCACATTCATATAATAAGCCGCTTCTAGTTTGACCTCTAACTATTCCTTTCTGTTTACCTGCAACTGACAAATCTTGACAAGGGAAACTATAAGTAAATAAATCATGTTCTGGAATATCAGATACATCAATCTTACTTATATCCCCCAAATTATTTACTTTTCCATGTATTGCTTCATATGCTTGTATTGCATATTTATCGATTTCTGATATTGCAACAACTTCATAATCTACACCAATATTACGTAGTGCTATAGATTGGCTTCCATAACCTGCAAATGCCTCAAATACTTTAATTTTAGACACTTTATCACTCCCTTTATTTGATTATTTCTTACATATAATATATAAAAACTAAATGAATTTGTTAACTTACAAGTTCTATATTTCAATTCCTTCTCCATACCATCTCTCGGTAACCTCAATATCACATTTCATTGGAATTTTAAATACACCATCTACTATGTGTACCATAATATCCTCTAAGCGATTCTTAACCTCTTTTGCATTTTCTTTAGGACATATTCCAAGTACTTCATCATGAACTGGAATTATCAGGTGATAACCAAGTCTTTTTAATTCCTCATCATTATAGATTTTTATCATAGTGATTTTCGTCATGTCTGCAGCACTTCCCTGGATTATACTATTTACACATTGTCTTTTAGCATCTTCGATAAAACCTCTATTATCTTTTATGGAATAGCCTTCTTGTAATGCCATATCTAATACTTGCTGTCTTTGTGATTGTCCTCTAGCTCTGTTAAGTAAGTTATAATATTTTGAATAGATTTCGTTAGGCACATAATCTTCTTGCGATATTGTATCTTTTGTATCAAATGCGAATGGGTCAAAGTTATCACTATATGATTTAACACATGGTTTTATTTCTATTGGTGGTAGCTGCATATCAGATAGTCTTCTTTTTCTACCCCAAGCTGTTTCTACAAAGCCATAATCCCTAGCAAACGATTGAGCAAAATCTACGAATTCTTTCACTTTTGGAAACTCTGTATAAAAATCATCAATTATCTTTTGAGCTTCTTTTGGTGTTATCTTCATTTGTTCAGCTATACTTGGCACACCTCGGCCATACATAATTCCCAATAATACGGGTTTTACGGATGTTCTTCTAGCTTTACCTTCTGGATTTACAGTACCATCAGGACGAAACTCTTTACATTCTTCATAGGGCATTTTATATATCTTACTAGCTATTGTAGCATATAAGTCTTTTCCTTCTAAATAAGCATTTATCATATGTTTGTCACCACTCATATGGGCAAGACATCTCGGTTCTTGTTGACTAAAATCTCCACCTACAATGACCATTCCTTCTCCTGCTATAAACATCTGTCTAATATCATGCCCTGCATCTATTATAGTTCCATCGCTTAATGTTGTTTTTTGTGAGGGGATATTTTGTAAATTTGGGTCACTACTACTAAATCTGCCAGTTTTTGCGCCATATTGATTGAAATTCGCATGCAATCGGTTATCCCTTTTAGCAATATGACTTGGTATTGCATCTATATAAGTACTTAATAGTTTGCTCATACTTCTATATTCCAATATACTATCTACTAATGGGTGATTAAAAGATTTTAAAATTTCTTCACCTGTTCCTCTAGGCTTCTTTTTATCCGGACTTTCAAATCCTAATACATCATAGAATAAAATAGCTAACTGAGTTGGTGAACTTATATTTACCTTTCGTATTCCATCTTTAAATAATTTATTATATGCACCAGGATTTTTCACCATCAATTTATCGAACTTATCATTTAATTTATCTATTTCTAAATTGAATTTTGTCTCCGCAGCGTCCATATGTTTTGTATATTGTTCTTTTAATCTAGCAGCTAAATCTGTATCTATTTGTACACCTGTACATTCCATTTCAAAGACAACCTCAATAAGAGGCATCTCTATCTCTCTAAATACCGCAGCAACTCTTTCAAGCCCTTTTGACTTACAATATGTCCCTTCTATGTCTAAAAATTCATATTGAAATTTATACAAATCATAAGTCATTATAGGGTCAAATGATGCATACATATAGGCAACATCTGGAGGTACTTTATTGAATTCAATTCCATTGAATAAGCTATTAAATGATGCGACTTTATTATCTTCTTCTGATTTATCTACATATTTTTTATATAGCTGCTTCAATCCATGTTGTTCGTTTTCATTTAATAACATACTTCCGATTAGGGTATCCCAATATGGTATAATCTTAACTCCTACCATCCACCATAATATATGCATATCAAATTTGGCATTATGCAGTATATATTTAACTCCAGCTTCATTCATTCGCTCAAATTGTTCCTTCATGAAGTCTTTTGAGATATTAATTTGTAACTCAATTCCAGTCATATAGCTTTCATGTCTAATTGGAATATACACTCCCTTTTGACCTGGAGTATATAAACATACCCCTGCTATTTTGCCATCTATTCTATCAAGTCCATTAGTTTCTGTATCTACTGCTATTATACCATTTTCGATAGCACAAGTTATATAATCCTCTATATGTTCATAATTATCTAGTAACTGTAATTGATTTAGTCTATTCTTATATACTTCTTCCGACATGTCTTTTGCTAATTGTACTTTTCCACTTATAGTCTTTGGTACCACTTTTCCGACTTGTTTTTTATTTGATTTTTTATTTAACATCTCCAGTGCTTTCTTCTGTGCTTCTTGAGTTTTTCTTGCACTTACATTACAGAATATATCTCCAATTCTACTCATAATAAACCTCCTTATAAAATAACCACCTCAATTAAGAAGTGGTTATATATTATACAATATTAAATACTAAAATACATCACTTGGTGCAGTTGAACGACTACCTCTTTGCATTGGTTCGAATTGTTGTTCTTGTGCTTGATGTCGTTGTGTTGCTTGTTGTGGTTTATATGTTCCATTAACTATTTGTTGCATTTCTTCTAATGTTGCTTTAATTATAAAACTTCCTTCAAGTTCTTGTTTTTTAGGAAGGTCCTCTAATTTTGTATTGTCTTTACCCATTGGCATAAATTCATATTGAGTCTTTTGGTCACCTTTTTTACCTCGTCTTATAATTTTAATTTTAACTGCGGATAAATCTCCGAATTCATTTAAATATGTTATTATTTTTGGCACAAATGATGCTCCTCTTTCCCATATTTGAACTTCATCTGGTCTATCTGATGTAATAAGTTGTAAGAATAATTTTTCTTTTGGTTTATTCCCATGTTTGCAAAGTGGACAATCGTCTGCATGTGCTTCACCATTTGCGTCAACTGAATTACAACTTACATATCTTTTCTTTCCTTCAACTTCTACTTCATGTACTAAAAAATAATCTATATCTGACCCATCTGGTTGATTGTATAAAAATCTAACAACTGCACTATCTCCATCATCTTTTAGACTGAAGTATCCTCCATTTCCTGAACTTTGATATTTTCCTGCGTTTCCAATTCCTATTCTTGCCATTTTTTCTTTCCTCCTAGTTTCATAAAATTTTTATAAGTTTTTAAAGTAGAGGATATATTTTGTAACCCTCCTCTCTGGGTTATGCATATTATATAGAATATTTTACATATTTTGTTAACTAATTAGACAATATATTATTACTAAGAAAAATACAAAACCGCATATAAAACCTAAGCTAAAATTTACTATGAAATCTATAGTTATCATGTAAAACCTCCTAATCACATTTTGTCCAACCACAATTAAAACAACTAATACATCCTCCTGTATGATTTAAATCTGCACCACATTCGGGACATTTGGCAGTTTCAATTTTAACTTCGTCATTAATTTTTAATTCAGTAATTACAGGTTGATTAATATAAGTATCTTTAAACATAGTATGCAGATTTAACAGTTCAACACCTATTGCTTCTGCACAACTTCTGCCAGGACTTATAGATGCATCTGTGGTTCTCTTACTTACAAATGAAGGGCAAGCTATGACAGATTTTAGTTGGTCAACAATATCTTCAACACTTGCACCTCTTTTACCTGCAAGTGAGATTAATCTAGATAAACCTGTCATATAACTATTGCAGCCACCTTTTGAACCTTTATTTAAGAAAATATGACATAATTGACCTGTTTCCTTATGGAAATAAACAGTCATCCATAATGAGCCACAACCTGTCTGTAATTTTGACCCAAAGGCGATACAATGATTTATATCAGTATCTATATTAGCTACTGGAACATGTTTTTCTTCTTTTGGAGTCTTTACAACACCTTTTAGAATTCCTTCTCTTTTGCAGCCTTCTCTAAATACAGTTAATCCTTTACAACCTAATTCATGAGCTAATACGTAAGCTTTGAATACGTCTTCAACAGTTGCATCGTTTGGTAAATTAAGCGTACTAGATATACTAGCATCAATCCATTGTTGCCAATCCGCTTGAGTTTTTACTCTACTCATATAATCTAGGTCTTTTGCTCCTATTAGATAAGTTGGTTTATTGTTTAGCATATCTATGTCATCAGCTTCTATTGCGCATTGAACAATAGCTGGATATTCCATATATACTTTATCTTCAGCATTCAATGATTTTGTAGTTCTTGCAAATCCGTTGACATCATATATAGGTTCAACTCCTGTTGATATTCCGAACATTGTACCAATACTACCTGTTGGAGCTATTGTAAATAATTGACTATTTCTTAAACCATATGATTTTATTAACTCAATAGTTTCGTCATAAATTTCACCATCTTCTATTTTACTTTGTAAATAAAATGAGTTAAGTATATAGTCTGGATTATATGCTTCGAATGTACCTAATTCTTTTGCAAGTAAAGCTGACTCTTGCAGTCCAGTATTACATAATGCCATACCGATTGATGTTATTAAATTCGAGCATCTATCACTACCATATGGAATTCTCATTTTGATTAGCATATCTCCAAATCCCATAATACCAAGACCTATTTGTCGCCATTTTGCAACTGAGTCTCTTTGTATTTGTAATGGGTGAAGTGGGAGTCCTTCGTCTAATACTTGATTTAATGCTCGTATTGCTACTTTTACAGCTTTTTTAAACTCAGGTATATTAAATGCAGGTCTCTTACCGAATGGGTCTTTTACAAATTCCGCTAAATTAAGTGAACCTAATAAACAACTACCTCCAGCTGGCAATGGCTCTTCTGCACAGGGGTTAACTCCTGCAAACTCAAATTCACCATTCTTAATATATTCAGATAATAATGTTTCTGTATTTACGTTATCCCAAAATAACATTCCAGGTTCTCCCCAGTTCCAGTTATTCTCTGCTAATTTGTACATTAGCTCATTAGCATTACCATCGCCTGCTATAACTCTAGTCATAAATAAATCATCTGTTCTTACGGATATATTACAACCTTCTAATTTTTCATTTTGAGTTTTAGCGTTAATAAAATCTTTTATCTCTGGATGATTTACATCCATGCTTATCATTAATGCACCTCTTCTACCCTTTTGCCCTATTGTTTTAGATACATTATTGAATGTTTCCATAAATGAAACAGCTCCTGTTGTGGTTAATGCCGCATTGTTAACATGGCTGCCTTTTGGTCTTAGTTGTGATATATCAATACCACAACCTCCACCATAACTAAATGTTCTTGCTAAATGTTTTGCTGTATCATATATATCTTCTATACTGTCACCTACTTGAGGTAATACATAACAGTTACTATAAGTTACTTTTCTATCTGTCACTCCTCTTGATGCTAATATTCTGCCACCAAATATAAATTTTTTATTTATTATTAAATCTTTAACATCAGCATCTTTATTTGATATTCTATCTAGCCATTGGTCGAATGTCTCATCACCATTTTGATATTTTTTCTTCCAAATATCCTCTCCTAATTGACTCAAGTTCCAGTCTTTTAATTCCATATTCATTCCTCCTTATACAGCTTTTAAATCTATTAATTTATCTTGTAATGCTTTTACTATTACATTAGCACCTGCTCTTGAAATACCTATTTGAGCAGCTACAGCTGATTTAGTTGGTTTACAACCTTCTATTAAAGCATTACAGAACTTTCTTTGATTATCGTTCATGTCTATACTATCAATGTAATATCGTAACTCTACTTCATCAAAATCTTTTCTATCAGTATGTCCCATACAACTATTTTTGTCTTCATCTCCATCTGCATCACTTGAAAAGTAATCTGAAAATAGTTGTGTATGTGTGCATTGATTTAATACTCTTTTTTGCATTTTTTCTGATTGAGTTAGATGTCTTAACTCATTGTATATATAAGTACAAATAAGACTTGTTAGTTGTGCATGACTACCTAATTTATAATTTTCTAAGGCTTTCCAGATTTGTTCAAGTATAACTGATTCTTTTGTAGATTCATCTAATCCTAAAAATTTTGATGCTATTGAATTAAATTGTCCATGTCCTGTTTCATATACGAATGCTATTATCACATCCTTATTGCCTTTGTGATATTCGTTAATTAATTCTTCAGTTGTTTTCTTTCCTGTAAAATTATCCATAATATTTAAAAATATTTCGTGTTTCATAATATATAACCCCCATATTTGTTAATTTATTTTATACTTAAATTATATACTAAAGTATGTAATAAGTCAAATACTTTTTAGTAATTTTTATAAAATATTATTTAACGGCAACGATAATACTTCAGCTCCTAAATCATTTATGTCTCTTTTGTCGTTACTATTATATTGTAGTATTTTTAATACCTTTGTTGTATTCAATTTTCTTATTATCTTGTAAGTGCCTTCAATTCCTGCTGTATCATTGTCAAGTGCTATTATAAATTCCCTTGTTGGTAACATTTTTAATAGATTATATTGTTGTCCTCCACCTGTACCTAATAATGCTACTGCAGGTATTCCTAACTCCCAAAGAGTTAACGCATTAAATATTGATTCAACTATCCATACCGACTTATAATTCCCAATTATACATTCATATCCACCAAATATAAAATCTGTCTTTTTTATACCAGCAGGGATAAAATAAAATTTACTATTTATATTTCGTGTTTGAATAAATTTTATATTTCCTTTTAAATCCTTAACTGGTAAAGTAATAGTCATGTCCTCTGGATTACAGCCTATACTAAACTTATTACATACTTCTTTTGATATACCTCTATCTGCCAAATACTTACAATAATAAGCATAGTTATCTAATATTGTATCTGGTATTGTAGGATATTTTTCAACTGGTTTACTTCTATCTATATTTAATTGCAAATCTCTAGGTGTTTCTAATAGTGTAGTTCTATATTTTGTCTTAAGCCAGTTGTTCCCATATAATCCTCCGTCTCGGTAACCAAAACAGAAAGATATAAAACTAGTTAAATCTGCTGTATACCCACATGTAAAACAATGTACAGTTCCTGCTGGTATGATTTTACCAGATGCACGTGTATCAACTAAAGACATTCCACAACTTGGTTTTCTCTCTTGCCCATCTTTATGTGAAGGACAAGAAATCATAATATTGTCATTTACTGGTTTTATAGAATGTAATAACTGTATATTATTTAGTTGCAAGTCTTGTTGTAAATCATTAAGTAATGTCAACCCATCTACATCTACACATAAACCATTCGTCTTAAACATATAATCTCCTCCTTATTAATTTATATATTATATACAATTTTTACACAATTTGTTAACATAAAAAGACCCTAGCTTATAGCTAAGGTCCTTTTGCGGTTACTCATAAATTATATTATAAGGAGAAAGTTTAATGGGGAATAACTTCCTTACATATATTATATACGATTATAGAAAAAATATGTTAACTAAAATTTTAAAACACATCTGTTACATCTGGAATTCCTGTTGGAATATTAGTTGAATTATTTTTAAAGGGTAATTCAGGTTCAGATTTTATTTGACCCTCTTCTGATACAAATCTAAATGTTCCTAAGTCTATATCCCAACTATATATGAATTTTTTATTATTTTCTCCATATCTATTCTTTGTTATAAGTAGTGACAATCCCAACTTCGTTTGAACAAGTGATATAACTCTACTACTATTCTGTCCTATTGCGTCTGATTCTCCTATATCTGCTAGTTCTGGGTTTTCAGGTTCTTCTGTATTAGTTTTATTACGATTTGCTTGAGCATCTGCTAGTATAGGAAGTCCTAACTCTTCTGATATACGGAATAAATCCATTGTAATATTGCTTAATTGTAGTCTCCTATTCTCTCCCTTTCTTTCATCATCCATTAATGATAACTGGTCAATACCTACTATATCTGGAGTATATTTTTTAATTAGTGCTTTTAATGTGCTTACTGTCATATATTTCCCGCCTAAGTCTTTTGGAGTAACAACAATAAAAGGTTGTAGACTATTTGCTCGTTCTTGCAAATCATTTTCATAATTAGAAAACTGAACATCTGAAATTGTACCTCTAGTTAGTTGCCTATTTGAATAGTTTAGCGCAAGTGTATCATGTCTATAACCTACCTGCATCGCACTCATTTCACCTGAATATAATAATATTCTTTTGCCTTGTGAATGTGCAGCAGTTAGAAACTTTTGTAATAACCAAGATTTACCTTGATTTACTCTACCGACAATAGTTACTAACTCTTCTCCAGGTAGCCAACCACCAAGTATATCGTCCAATTCTTTTAATCCTGTTGATATACCCAAAATACCCTCTGTACCCTTCTTAGAATTGATATCTGCTATTTTTTGATTAACTATATTATTTATATCTGTACCTTGTGTGATAGAGTTATTAACAAGTAATTTCTCACCTTTGGATAAAATATTTCTAAGTCCTTCAAATGCATTTTGTTTAAGCAGCTCAACTGATTCATTGAATAAGTCAGCAGCATTTCTAAATACATAATCTTCTCGTAAATTTTCTAATAGATACTTTTGAGGTTCTAATACATCTAGTAAGTCAAATTCAGTAAAGTTTGATAGGAATGTAGCTTGGTCTGGTACTTTACTATATTTCTTATAATGTTCTAATATATAATCCCATTCTTTTTTATAATTAGGAAAGAAGTCTGCATTAATACCCTCTTCCAAATATGAATCTATATTATTTTCTGCTAATATATTATTTATACATTGTAACTCTATCATATTCTGACCCCCTTTGGTGTACGTTGAGGTGGATTATTAAATTCAACTATTGTTGAAGTTTCTAATATTCTACTTGCAAGTCTACCACCCACATTATTAACAAATTCGTCATCAATGACATTTGAAGTAAATATATTACATTTAGTTGAACTTATACGACTATTGATAAGTGGAAATAAAATTGAATGGTCATAGTCACTTAATTTTGTACAACCTATATCGTCCCATACTACAATATCTACATTAGGTATCAATTCCTCTATCTGTAATAATCTATAATTCTTTTGTGATATTGCAGATTTTTTCTTCATTAGAAAATCATCAACATTAATAAATAGTCCTCTACACTTTGTACCATTACCAGACCAAATTTTGCTGAAATATGAACTCATTAATTTTATGCTCCATGTAGTTTTACCATTTCCATAATATTTACTATATAAGAACAAATTTTGTCCTTGTTGCACAAAATCTAATATATTAGCTTTCACTTGAGCTAAATATTTATATTTTGCTAAATCAACTCCAGCACTTAATTTCTGATTTTCTAAATATTGTAATTGCTCTGGTATATTAGCTAGATTTACTAGATAATAATATTGGCAATATAATGCACAACCACAATTACATGTTTGTTTTGTATAATTACTGCATATTTCCCTAAACCAACATTTATCTTGGGCAAATTTAAATTCTTTTACATCATACATTGTATAACCTCCTCTCCTATTTTATATATAAAAAGTAGTAAATTTTGTTAATAAAAAAAAATAACCCTGAAGTGATTACCAGTCACTAGAGGGTTGAAAATAATTTAAATAATACTATTAATGAATTGTATGTATTATATACAATTAATATATATTAATGTTAACTATGAATGTATATTACTTTCTAGTTTTAGTCCTTGTTTAATTGAAATATATTCTATTACCAATCTTGTATCTTTGAATGTATCAGAGTATAGAAAGTTTTAATCCTTGTTTCATTGAAATATAGTCTGTGACTCATGCCATAATAGGTAACACAATCTTTCATTGTTCGTTTTAATCCTTGTATAATTGAAATATAGTCTATTACAACATCTTACATAAGATAAACTCTAGGATTGCCGATATGTTTTAATCCCTGTCATATTGCAATTAACAAGGTTCCTTTTTCAACGAATCCCCTTTTGCCTAAGCTACTTGGGTTGGTATGATTCTCCAAAGGCATTAACTCGGGGTTAAACCTCCCTACATACTGAACTAATCTTGCTAATGATTATTGTTCAGTTTTATAATTTGCTAAATTAATTGCAGCATTTAAATCTCTATCTATTACAGTACCACATTTAGGACAAATATATGTTCTGTCACTTAATTTTAAGTCCTTCTTAATATGTCCACAATTAGAACATGTCTTACTACTTGGGAAAAATCTATCTGCTTTTACTAATTCAATACCTTTGTATTTGCATTTATAATCAAGCTGTCTAGTTATTTCATATAGCCCTTGCTTTCCTATTGCTTCGGATAGATGTTTATTTTTCATCATGCCCTTGATATTTAGGTCTTCTATTACTATCCTTTCAGGGTTCGTATTGACTATATCTGCAGTTATATTGTGGTTGTAGTTATTTCTTATATTAGCAAGTCTTTTGTGTAATTTATTTATTTCTTTTTCAAGTTTTACTATATTATTTGTTTTAATATATTGTTTTCCTTGTCTATTTTGTTCATATTTTCTGCTTACTTGTCTTTGTAGCTTTTTAAGTCTTTTTTCTATTCTTTTTACATGAGCTGTTTTATTAATATTTTTATATTTTTTTCCTGTGCTAAGTATTGCAGTATCTTTCAACCCTAAATCAATTCCTATCGTTCCATTAAGTTCTGGACTAATATTTTCAGCTTCTTCAACTCCTACTGATATATACCAATTAAGGCCGTCAAAAGTAACTCTTGGATTACTATATTTTTTTACAATAGGAATATAGTTTTTTCTGCTTAATTTAACTATCCCAACTTTCGGCAATTTAACTTGATTTTCATTAAATTTAATAGCTTGATAGTGAGGCATAAATGCAGGTGTTGAATGTTTTTTGCTTTTAAATTTAGGATATCCAACCTTTTGACCCTTTTTAATTCCTCTAAAAAAGTTCTTAAATGAATTACAGGCATCTGTATATGCTCCAATAAGTGCCATGCTGTCAACTTCCTTCAACCATGTATAATCATCTTGTTTTTTAAGTGCTGTTAGATATTTACTCATGCCCATTGCACTTACAAATTTTTCACCTTGCTCATGTCTTTTCTTTTGAAAATCTAAGCACCAATTATATACAAATCTAGCACAACCTGATGTTTTAAATAACATTTCCATTTGTTCCTTTGTTGGCTCTAATCTCACTTTATAACTTTTTATCATCTTTTTCACCTCCTTTGTTTGTTCTAAATGTTATATACAATAATATTACTAAAACGTTAACTCACTTATTAAATTTATATAAAAAAAATAACCAGTTAAGAAGGGGGAGATATCTTAACTGGTTATCCAACCTAAAATAAATTAACAAGAGGAGACTTGCTATAAGTATTATGAAATTTATCTAAGTAAATTTATTACTTACATATATTATATATAATTATCTACTAAAAATGTTAACTAAAAATAAAAAGTACTTAAATTTATTAACTCTATCTTATGCTGCTTATCCATTATACTTATCCCATAATGGAGTTTTGCGTGGTTTATAGTCATTACATATTTCTTGTAATAATTTTATATTATCTCTACTGTAAGGAATTTGTTCCCATTTAGTATAACCACCTAATTCATAGAAAAACATATTTTTAATGTTTTCATAGTCTTGTGGATTTTCTGATATTTTGTTAATTCCTAAATGTTTTTTAATTTGATTACCATAGTTATATACTTCTTTACTTCTTAATCCTATAAGGCTTTTTATTTCTTCTATTTCTTGATGTTGAGTTTCTAATGTGTTAATTAATGTTTGAAGACGTATAATATCTTCAACTTTTACTGTGGTTTGTGATTTTATATACTGTTCCATGTCATTAAATCTTTTAACGTATTTTGCAGTGAATAATATACCTTTTTCACCAGTAAGTTTATTTGCTAACATTTCACAACCCATTTTAGTGCATTCGTAACATTTATTGGATTTACCACTTGCGTCTTTATAGCTATCTTCTATAAAATAATCACTCACAACGAAATCGTTGTCAGTTAAAACTTTAGTAATTCCAACTTCTCCAGCTTTTCCTTCTATCATGTTTAATACTTTCCAATGTGGTCTTTCCATCATTTCTGCTACTTCTCGGCTGCTTATAGTTTGTTCATGATTTAATACTTGTAATTCGTTCATAATGAATTACCCCCTTTATAATTATTTAAGAAGTCCTTATGTTTGACCTCTTAAATGTTATATATAAAAATGGATAAATTTGTTAACTAAAATTTGGAAAATAAAAAGTACCTAATAAAGTTATTAGGTACTTAAATTAAAAAGGGGTAATACAATGAAATAATTAAATTATTTAACTGTTACATATATTATATACTAATAATGGATTTTAGTGTAAACTAAAAATACTAAAATTTGTAAATTATTAGTATAGGTGCGTCAGCACAATAACTCTCCCCCAACATTATTTTTTTTTAATTTTTATTGCTTGTTGGTTTGTTTAACTTGTTTAACTAGTATATATTATATATTTTTTCAGAATGTTAATGTTAACCTAAAAATAGTTACAATATTGTAACTTTTAGATATAACACCTCTCAAATTAAGTAATACCAATGTATTGAGAGGTGTTAACATTTTTAGATTCTTCGGCTTGCAGTATTTATTTGGTTAACATTACTATTCTGATATGATGTCACTTTTCCATTAGCTATATTACTATCTAGGTTATGCAAAATCCAATCTGTATTGAGCTTAGAAAAGTCAAATATACCTGTATATCCAAGTTGTTTATATTTAATAAGCCATAAATTTAATTTTGCAGCCAATGCTAAATTATTAAAATTATATTTTTCTTTTAGTTTGTTAAATGTCTTATTACAATACACAGCTTGAGTACCGAGCATTTTAGTTCCATATATTTTTTCTGCCTTAAAAATAAACCATTTTCTAATCTCTGTCATATTAGGTTCTTGTGCATGTTCTAATTTATATTCGACTATCTTATACTCCTTCTCATTAGGAATTATTTGTTTACTATTCTTTTTAGACTGCAATTCTTTAAACATCTTGCACCTCTTTTCTTGGGTTACCAAATGTTAATCTTGTTTGAGTCGTAGTTTCCATTGCTGGTGCGATATCTTCTATATTAATAATACCTTGATATATTAGTTGTTGCACTTTTTTCTCGTTAATAGTTGGCTTATACTCAATGCATGATTTAACGCTCTCTACGAGTCTCTCATCAGTTTCTAGTTTACTTAGGTTAATTAATATATCTATTAATTTATCCTCGTTCATAGAAGTCTTTTCCACCTTAGAACATTTTACACAGAATTCACCTGGAATATTATATTCGTTAAGTCCTAGAGATTCAAATTTTGTTTTTACATCGTCAACTAATTTTTTAGTTTCTGATTTTATAACTCTTTCTTTTTCCTTTAGTTCATTGCATCTTCTTAAAATTGTTTCAAGATTATTTTGACTTTCTACAGTACCTATTTTCATAGTAATTTCTCCTCTCAATATAAATTATAAAGTAACCTTATATAACATGTATATGAGCCATATAGAGGTTATTTTTTACCTTTTCCACTATACTTATCTGATATAATTTTCATCTCACCTTTTACTTTATTGATTTTGAATGATAATATTTTTTCAATATCATCTTCACACCAATATCTAGAGTGATTACCTCCAACTCTAATAAAATCAGGTAATAATTTTCTTCCGGTAGTTTCTTCGTACTCATACCATCTTATCAGTGTATTTCTAGTTATACTGCATAAGTCAGCAACTTCAAATGCAGTATAGTATTTCTTACCATTAATAACTTTCATATTATCACACTCCTAATAGATATTTTAAGTCTGATGGAGTAACAGATTGATTATCTACTATTCTGTCACTCAACTCACCTTTTTCTTTTATAATTTGATGTATTCTCTCATCAATTGTATCTTTGCATAATAATGAGATTATATTCACAGTACCTTTAGTTCCTATTCTGTGACATCTGTCTTCTGCTTGGTCTTTTATTGCTTTACTCCAAGGTTCGTCGATAAATATTACAGTATTGGCAGCAGTAAGAGTATATCCAGTACCAAGTGCTGGAGTTGTTCCAAGTATTACTTTACATGATGTACCATTTTGAAATTTGTTCATCTCTGCAATAGGTTCTTTTGTTTCTCCTGTAACTATTGCAGGATTATAACCAAGGTCACTAAGTTTGATATACAACGGATTAATTACCTGTGTCCAATTGCTAAATATAATGACTTTGTCTGAAGTAGATTCAAGTATATCAAATATTCTCTCATATTTAATATTAGTAATATTTTTACTGCTCAATATATTAGGATTTGATGTTACTTGTCTAAGTCTAATTAGTTCAGTTAATGGATTAGGTAGTAACATTATTCTATCTATATCTTCTAGCACTTGATTTTGTACATCTTTATATAATTTGTCTTGGCTGCTATCCATATCTAATATTTCGTCAGTATATATTTTCGGTGGTAAATCCAATACTTCTTCTTTACGTCGTCTTAACATATTTTTATTAAGTATATTTTCTAATTGGTCAAGGTTTTTATACCCAATTACTTCGTAGCCTCCAAATCCTCCCATTTCACAATACAAATTTTTGAAATAAGAAAGTGAATGATTTTCTACTTGTAACCATTTCAATATGTTATACAAATCAACAGGACTATTCATAAGCGGTGTACCTGTAAGCGCTAATCTATAATATGAAGTACAGCAATGAATCGCTTTTCCTTGTTTTGATTGACTGTTCTTGCATTTGTGTATTTCATCTATTATAGTCATTCCTATAACACCATCATCGCTCATCTTCTTTATTTGAACTTGTATATCCTTGTCTCGGAGCGTTTCGATATTGGTTATAATAAAATATTCATCGTGTATCTGTTTAAGGTCTGCAAGGCGTTCAGAAGTTGAGCCAATAACAGTCTTTCCTTTCTTATTTATTCTACTACCAAGTATATGAGCTTGTTCTTTTGTATGTATTTCTACTTCTTTATACCAGTTCCATTTTAAGTTGTTAACACCACATACAATTAGACAATGTCTCATTTTATGTTTTCTGCTTACTGCTATGTCCAATGCTTGTTTTGTTTTTCCTAATCCTTGCTCATCACCGAGTAAAAATTTATTATGACGCAGCGCATAATTGTATGAATCTAGTTGGTGTTTAAAAGGTTTAGTTTTACTTGAGTATTCACTATCAGATTTATCATATATATCAAGTAGATTCAAATACTTATGGAACTTTTTCGGAACATCACCACATATTTGTATATTTTCATATTTTAGTTTGTCTAAAATGATTGGAAAATATTCTATCTTACATTCCCAAAGTCTACTATTTCTATGGTAATATCTAGTCTGAAAAGAATGTATTACATCAAGTATGACAGGATTATAGTCCCCTTTGATATAAAGTGACCATTTAGTATTTAACTTTTGAGCAAAGTCAAATTTTAATTTTATCATATACTCACCTCCTTATTTATTATATATATTAATTATATATTATTCTATGTAATAATACAACAGTTATTTAAAAGTTTTTAAATAAAAAATAACCCTTCGTTATTGAAGGGTTATTACTACTATACTTTTTCAACATATTTACTACCTAATGAAATCCATCCTGTTCCTGATTTAAGTTTACCCCAATTATTATTTTCTTCTATAATTGTGTAGGCATCACCTTTTTTCAGTTCACCGACTTTTTCATATGATATAGAAGGACCTGTTCTTATATTAAGTTCATCTACTATGATTCTCACAACATATGGTGTAAATTTATCTGTAGTAGGTTTTTGTACGCTTTGTTGTTCATCAGTAACAAGTTTCTTATACCATGTCCAACTATAACCAAATCTTTTATGGCGTAGTAAGTATGGACAATCTTTTCTCGTCCAAAAGTAATGCTGTACTATATGAGCTGTATCTATTACAGGATATTCTTTCATCAACTCAACACATAAAGCTGCACTATTTTCCCATACTTTTCTTTGTTTTTCTTTGTCTTTACTGTATTGGCAATGTTCTATACCTATAGAATGTCTATTACCTTTTCCGTTTTTACCGTCACCAGCGTGCCATGCAACTCTATTAAATTCTACAGATTGATATATCTTATCGTAGTCAACAGTGACATGCCATGATGCAGTACGCCAACCACCTAGATTTGCGCTTCTTAAAGCATTGTACCAATTTATGCCTGGTACATCATCATCTCCTACATTATGTATTGTTATACTTGTAGGATTCATAGTATAGCCTGGAACAGCATGACCCGGTTTTTCTATTCTATTAGACACAACTGTTGCATGCCCTATTTTACAACCATGTACTAATTTATGATTTTTTATTTTGTTTGACATTATATCAACTCCTATTTTTTAAATCCTATTGATTTCTCTTTCTTAAAAGTTTTATTTAGTTCTTGAACAGCAGCTTCAATCATTACATCAAGTTCATTTTGAGAAATAGTTATGCCATTTTCATATAATAGTTGAACTATATAATTTTCACATTGTACTTTTTTAGCGTCACCATGGATATCTGTGTATATTTGTTCTACTGCTTTTACACAATCTTTTACTATAATTTTTTTCATTTCTGTGTTTATGTATTTTTGATATAATCTTTTTCCAGCTATACCTAGATAGGCTACTAGAATTGCTAAAAATGTTTGAATAATATTTCCTGCTACTTGATTAATTAATTCTTGTATCATGCTCATGTTGTTGTTCTACCTCCTTTTTTAGTTGGTCATATATTGAATGTACATAACCATTACCATGTAATTCTATGTATCTATCTCCTGCGTGGATTCTCTCCTCTAGCGATAAATCTTCATTTAAAATAACAAGTTTTAGGGTATACATTGTGTTTTCTTCCATAATTTCTTGAAATTCATGAATTTTATCATATACTGTTTTCATTGCCTTATAAATTTTAACGAATGTTGTAACAATAATAGTAAGTGCAGTACAGATACTTGCGATAAATATAATGATGTCTGTTCCCATAATATAAATACCTCCTTATACTTATATTATAGTAAGAAAAAACATATTATTTTATATTGATTGTTAATTATATCCATAAAAAATGTAAATAAAACCGCCTAACTTTTAAGTCAAACGGTTTTTAACTAGTACATAATATTTTTAAATTGTGAACTAACAACTACAATAAAAAAGACTAGAAATTATTCTAGTCTTTCAATATAAAATATTCTTTATAATCATTTTCATTCAAAAATAAAAATTGTATTAATTTATTATTTTCAAGTATTACAGTCAACATTAAATCCTCTGTATCTATACCAAAATTATCATAATCAACGACTTCTTTTATTTTTAATATCACCCCTTTTAATATTTCATTCTTCTTAATTAAATTTCTTTTTAATACAGTTACTTTTTTGCCTTCTTTTAAACTGTCTTTAGATGTTTCAATATTATATCCATTTAAAAAATACTTTTCTTTTAATAAATCTATATTAATCATTTCTTTTACCCCCTTAGAACAAGGGTATACTAAAAGAATTAATTAAGCAACTATATATCCAATTTCAATTAATTTTTCTTTTACAGCTTGAGCAATAAGATTATTTCCTTCTGCATTAAAATGCGTTCCATCTGTTACATAATCTGCTATTGTATGATTATTATTATCGAACCAATTTCTTAAACTGAAGAAATGTTCTCCAAATTCTGTTGCAAATACAGTATCATATTCAATATTATAACTTTTATATACAGGAGTCATAATTATATATTTATCTGTGCTTAACTTGCTTACCATAGATTTTACATAATTTTTATAACTTTCCACAGTAGCTATAGCATTAGAGTAGTTAGTACCTCCCCAAATAATATGAATCCCGTCATCTAATTGTTTATTGAAAGTATCCATTCTACTTGAAATATCTTCAATAGAACTTCCACCTATACCATAACAATACACCAAAGTATTGTCAGATAATAAATCTCTCAATGCAGTTGGATAGTTAGGTGTAACACCTTGCCCCATTGTTAAACTATCCCCCCAGCAACATATTTTTGTATAATCTCCTTCTATTGGTTTGAATAATAATTTAGGAGTTCCTTTTGCATCTTGCAAACATACAGATGAACGTATATTATCAAAAGTAGTACTATCTATATATGAATTTACAATAATATTACCACTTACCTTTGTGTTATTAAATATATTAGATGTATCAAGTTCTTTATTTAGTATAGTTACTTCATCTACATATGTTCCATAATATATTTGTGATATAGAAGTGACAGTCGAAGGTATTTCTTTTAAACCTACTTTTAAATTACCCATATTTGCATAACATTCATGTAAATTTGTAATTCCCTCTGGTATAACTAAATTCGATATATCTTCTACTGCATTACAACGCCAATAAGTTTGAGATAATGTTCCAGTTAATGTAGATGGATATTGTGAAATAACTTTTAAAGAAGAACAATTTTGGCAACCAGGACCCCCTCGTGGATTAGATATTAACGATGCTTTTGTATGTCTTATCTTTGGTAAACTTACTAAAGAAGTACAACCTGTAAATTCTAGATTAGTGGAATAATCACTAGGAATATTTTCTATATATCTTAGTGCAGTACAACCTCCAAAACCAATTTTTGAATTAGTATCCATAAAAATTCCATCTTCAAATTTAATACCCTTTACTGTGGCTTTTGTGGTATCCCCAAATCCTCCATATGGTGATACATTTGTATATGCTTTTCCATTATAAGTAATTGTTTTAGGAAATAAAACATATTCTTTTGTAGTATTTATAGATGTAACATAACATTTATTACCTATGATATTAGCAGTAATCTCATCTCCTGTTAATGGTTCATATATTATATTAGGGTCATAATCTAAAACTCCTACTACTACATCTTCTACATTTTCACCATTACTTACTGCTATATGTTCAACACCAACATCTTTCCCTGTGATGGTTACAGTTTGAGGAACATTATAATTTTGTGGTGTAAACGTTAATGATTTTTTATCTAATGTAGTGAAATTTTTAGTTGCATTTAACATAACAGTTTGATTTGTATTTGGAGCTTTATCTAAACTTACATTTATAGTATCTTGTTCTGTTTTATTTAATTCTAAATTATTATTATCTATTACAATTTTTGCCGATGATACTACTTGTTGATTAACTGTAGTTACTGTAATAGTAATATTCCCAGTAACTTGTGAGATATTTATGTTATTACCATTTACAACACTTGAAGTTATATCATTGCCACCCATAGTTACTGTAATTTTATTAATGTCGTATCCTTTATTTGCAGTAATTATTGCTGTATAAGATTGATTTTCTTCTATATCAGTTACACTATTACTGTTAGTTGCATTAGATAATGTATTTGTTATAGTGTATTTTGTTACAGTAGGCACAGTAGAACCTAATGGTATTTCTGCTATTACTTTATTCCCATACTTTATTTTATAATAATTAGTGGTTTGTTCCGTACTAAATAAATTCGCAATATCTTTAAATTGCGAACTTATTTCATTAAATTTAGTAGTAGTGGATTTTCCATTTTCATCTATAACTAAATCTGGAGAAGTATAAGGATAAGAATAGCCATTTTTTCCTTCTCTTATTTTCATTTTATCACTCATTTTATCATCTCCTTTATTTTTTATGAAAAGAGTAATTAAATTAATAATTACTCTTAAATTTTATTACAATAATTGTTTCGTAATATTTCCATCTCCCATACTATGACGCATAATTCTAATTTTCTATTCTGTTACTAATTCATCATAACCTGCATCTACTAATATTTCTTTAACTTTTGCTTTTAATAATCTAGGTACATTTTTATATTCCTTTTTCCCTAACATTATTTGATTTGCCCATAACATTGCCATCATTTTAATTCTCCTTTCACTTATTGATATACTATTTCACTCATTTCTAGTAAGCAATCTGTAAGCATTTGATTTTCTTTTTGTAGCTGTTTTACATGTTCCTCAAGTGTTGGCTCTTTAACTTGATTTTGATTTTCTTGTCGCATCTTTTCAAGTTTTTCTATTTCTTCTGCTGTAGCATCTCGGTATATACCATTTTCACATACTCGATACAATTATATCACCTACTTTCCGTAAACTTCGTATTGTAATCCACTAGCCAACTTACAATCATTATATAAATATTTTCTAAATTCTATTTTCGTTATTTTTCCTTGTATTTTATTGGAGTACAATCCAAATGATTCTGGACTAATTCCAGTAGCTTCCGAATGTCTTATAAAACTCGCAATTTTGTAATCTGCAAATGAACTAATTTTACATTCCAAATTTCTTAGTTGACTATTATGTATAGCTTGTGATGCTCGAACTAAGTTTACGTCATTCACAACCACTTCAAAATGCGTAGGGTCAGTTGCTCCAGATAATACTATTTTCTTTATAACTATTAATATTTCGTTCAAACTAAATGGATTTCCATTTGAATCTTCTGTTATTACTACTGATGAACATTCTTCCTGCAATGTATCTGATTTTATCAAAGTCCATTCTTTTTCAGAACTTCCACCAGTGCCGCCCGCTCCATCAGCTCCTTTTGGAATCCCCAAATTCAGTAAAGGAATAGCTGCAGTTCCAGTAATACTTGCTGTCGCACTACTTCCACTCTCAAGTGTTGTAACTTCCCCAATTTGTATATTTGGAACCAATGATTGTAACCATTTTTCCATATTTCCAGTAAAACCTTGTGATTGTGCTAACTCATATGCACTAAGTCCAGTATCTCCCTTTTCGCCTTTCAATTCTGTTAATAATACCAAGTTAGTCCAATCTGTATCTCCTACATATCTCCATTGTATGTATGTTCCATTACTTTGCAACTCTATTTCTCTTGCAGTTCCTGCGTCGATAGAAGGTAGTGTAATAGTTTTGATAGTTTTATTATTTGCTAATAGAGTTAATATATTATTATCGAGTGTAATATCATCAATTTTTTGTTTCACAATATTTTTACATTGTGAATTAACCTCATTAATAGCACCTATAATACGCTTGTCTGTAGTAGTTAAAGTGTCATGAGTAGTATCATCTATACCATTCATAGAAGTGTCATCTTTTTCTAATATTATTTGTGTACTTTTAATATCTTTAATTTGTGTATTATTATACCCAATTCCATCTTCCATCCTGTTTAATTCAGCAGTTGTTATTTTTTCTTTGGATACCCATGTTTTTTTAGCAAAAGTGCCATCGTCTTCTACTGCTTTAAGCGGTGCTGCATATGTTGTTAATGCTTGGTCAACTACTGCATTATCTACTACATTAGTAGTTCCTAATTTTTCAAATAAAGGCTGTTGTATATGAATACAAGACTCTACCGGTGGTAATGTTATAACTGAATTTTTATTAGAGTCTAATAATCTTATTTGTATTGTATAGTCACCTAATTCAGTATCTTCGTCGGTAAGTTCTTCGTTTATTGTAAGTAAAACAGCTCCTTTCTTAGTAGCTTGAATAGGGAACTCTATTGCTATATCGGTTGAGTCGTTTTTCTTAAATTTAACTTGAGCATAGGCAGCTTGCATACTTTTTATTAAATTATTAGAGTCATCATTATCATACATATATTTGCTATTAATTATTGCAAAAGCTAATTGAATATTTTTATCGTATTTGTATAAATAAATGTCACTATCTATAGTTGCGTTATTCCCATTTACTGTTATAATGCAATCTCTACTTATCATCTTTTTTATTTTCCTCCTTTTCCTGTTTTAATTTTTCATATTGTTGTTGTAAAACAACATATTTAGCCTTGAATAGATTACATTCTTCTATTGCGTCAGCTAATTGTTTTTTATATAAGTTTAGCATAACTTCTATCTCGGACATATAAATCACCTCATACTTAATTATATAAAAAGAAAGGTGATAAGTTAATATCACCTCTATATTTATTCAACATAAGTAATTTTTATTTTGCAAGTACCTGAACATACTGAATAATGTGCTTTATCTTGTGATGAAGGTACAAGTCCAACTCCTTTTGCTTTCATGAAGTTTGATATATCTGTACTACTTGTTAATGTAATCGTTCCAGTTGAACCTACACCGACAGACACAGATTTACTAAAATCACTTCTAAATGAAGGTGTTCCACTTGGTCTTGAAGTATAGTTATGTGTTTTAACGCCATGTGTAACATCTCCATAACTACCGCCACTTTGTCTTGTAAATGTAATTACTATTTTACTAATATTTTTATTAGCATAATCACTTAACTTATTACCAAAGAACCAACAACCTACGCAATCTCCATAACCATAGTCTCCTTGACGTACTGTCCCGTCTCTCTTCCAACTATTATATACAGTTTTTCTATAAGTGTCTCCATAATTAGCGGTAATTGTAACAGTTTTAGTAGTAGTACTACCTGTTGATGAAATATTATCCCCACTTACTGAGACAGTACTGAATTTAGAACCTGTTGCATATATTCTACCATTAGTAGTAATATGTGTATTTTTACCACCACTACCACCGCAGTTTGTTGCAGTTCCAAATCCTATTACTGAATTTGAACTGCTTATAAATGCATAATCAGAAGTTAACCCTTTTGTATTAGTAACATACACATTTGAGCATGTAAATGCTCTTACTGCATTATAACAATTGACAAAAGTAACATTATTTATTCTGGCTTTTGCAAAACTTACGATTTCTATTCCACTCTTATTACCAGTTCCATTTTTTGGTGCGTATACAGTAATATCATTTAATCTCAATGATGTATTGTTTGCGTATATTGCATAATTCCCCGAATCTCCTTCAATACCATAATTAGGCATTATTATTCCACTAGAATCTTCTTTGAACTCAACTTCAAGCGTTGGGCTGTATATGTTTAAATTTCCGAATAAAGTTTTATTATTTAGGTCTATGTTTATTACACCACTATGGAATTTGGTTAAATCTACATTCTCATTCAAATTAGATAGTAGTCGAATATATACAGTATAACCATTTAAGTTTTTTGGACATGCATCTGCAAACTCATGGAAACTTTGATAGTTTGAACCTTCCTCAAATTCTTCAGAGTTTGGCCAACTTTGATATATAGTAATGTTTACATCATCATCTAATACCTGTTGATATCTTGAATTATTAATTGTATTAATTGTTAATATATCTGTAGATATTTCTTTGTCTACAGATAACGAATCAATTTCAGCTCTACCATCTTCTAGTATTCTAAAACTTCCATTTGCAGTAATAATACCTTCGAGTGAAATGTTCTTTGCTTTCAATTTTATATCAGAGTTTGCTATTGCTTCGATTGTTGCATCTGTCAATGTTAAACTTGATTGTGTAGAGCCTTTTTTTACTAGCCATTCAAATTTTTCACTTGTTTGTGTAGCTATAGATACTGCGGTTTCTGCTTTATGATTAGCTTCCCATTCGCTACAATATTGAGGGGGAGTGAACCCTACTGTACCATCTGTATACCAAATCTTAAAGGCACTCCATAGAAATTTACCTTCTTGATATGCTGGCATGTCTGTTAACCAACCATATTCATCAAATGTAGGTGCAGTAGATTTAGAAGTCGATACAAAATATATTGTTGCTACATGGTCTATACTAACGCCTTCAGTACCTTGGTCGCCCTTAATCTTAGCCCAAGTATAACTACTTACATTATGTGAGTCAGTTGGATTAAAATCTGTATAAGTTCCGATATACTCCCCAACAGTTTCACCGTTATAGGATGTAAAAGTTCGGCCCCCGTCATCAGAATATTTAATGTGTAAATAACTAGTTTTCCCATCTGTCCCAACTCCAGGTATACCTTGTTCTCCCTTTTCACCTTGTAAGCCTTGAAATCTATACCATGTATATTTAGAAGGGTCAGTACTATCTGAAGGGTCAAAGTCTACGTAAGTTCCTATATAAACATTAGGTGTTTCTGACATTTGGCTGCTGGAAGTTGGATTAGCTACACTACTATATTTAATGTGGAAATAAGATGTTCGCCCATCTCCATCTTTACCAGGTACCCCCTGTTCGCCCTTTTCTCCTTGTATTCCTTGAAGACCTCGGTCACCTTTATCTCCCTTAGCTCCAGTAATACATACTGGGTTACCATAAGTTTTATCGCCTTTGTTTGTTACATATACATCTCTTAACCATATATATTTACCTGCTTGTGGGGCGGGTGCAGTTGTAGACCAAGTGCCTCCAGTTGCAGAAGTATTACTGTCAGATAAATAGAATTCGTTATAAGTTTCTTTTATAGAGCCATTTACTACAGTAGTAGTGCTTGTTACAGTGGACTTAATACCATCGACTGTTTGTTTTAATTGTGATGCTTTTGTAATAGCAGCCTCTGCTTTTGAATTAGCATCATTGGCTACTCCTTCTATAGTACCGACATTTGACTCTAAGCCATTTACAGTTTGAGATAATGTTGAATATAGAACTTTTAATTTAACTTTATTCCCATCAGCTTGTTCTACTTCTGTATCTGCTATAACTCCATCTATTCTTTTCTTTTGTTCATCTACTGTTAATCTAACTTGATTTAATTCTGATAAAGTTGCTGCATTCAATATTATCGTACCATCAGCACCTACAGAGAGGGCGGTACTTCTACCGCCATTTGTAAGTAAATCAACAACCGTATCTATATTCATATCTAATTTATTATTTTTTAAATCGTCCAATTGTTCTTGGAAATTTTTATCTTGATATTTTGTTTGTGCTGCATTAAGTTTATTATAATCCTCGGTCTCTTGTTCAAAAGAAGTTTCCATATCTTTTATGTCGTCTTGAGATATTTCTCCTTTTTCTAGTATATCTAGTAGAATTTTCTCAAGTTGACCATAGGAATTTTTATATTTATTATTTAATTCTAATATATGCTCTAAGTTAGCCATATTATCAATCCTTTCTTATTCTACATACTAATATAACATTTCCAGGTTTATTATCCTTTAACTTTCTTTTATATACTGCATTTGTTACTGTTGTTACTTCTATCGTAGTTGCATCTCCATCGGCATCAAATCCACTACATATACCGGCATGAGAAACTGACATGAATCTATTTAAATCCTTTCCATCTCTATCCCAGAAAATAAGGTCTCCTTTTTCTATATTAGTCCAGTTTTCAACGTCAATTCCTGTAGCTACCCAACCTTTTGATACACAATATTCTGCTATATCAGCAGCAGTTCTTCCTGGATTGAATGCCCAAGTTAGCGTTGAACTTTTCTTATCTCTAGAAGTCCATTTTTTAGCATATGGTGATTCTTCATAAGGAATACCCTTACAGCATAAAGCAACAAAAGTTGAACAATCTATATGATACTTACCATCACTATCTTTCCATTTAGCTCTATTCTTATATGGGTTTGTATACGTTAATGGTGTTTTTGTATTGTATACAAATTTAGTTCGATTTGTATAATATGTTTCAGCTATCTCAATCATCTTATCTCTACCTATAAAATTTCCACAATCTGTATAATTACCATCTCCACGATTTGCCGTTACAACTCCAATATATTTTTTACCATTGTATTGATTAGTTGTGTCAGGGTTTGAAAGACATAAAATAGTATATTCAGTATCTGCTTTACATATTAATGCTCCATTAGAACAATCATCTCCAGTATAATATACGATATTGCTATGTGTAAATTTTGTTGGCTCTGTATCCTTTTGTGTTCTAAATTTATATCTTGCCCAGAATGTTTTAGCGACTGCTGAATAAAATTTAATGAATATACTTTTAACAAGTCCAAAGTCTTTATTATCTTTAAATTCTAATACATACTCAACATTATTGGCAGTATCTTCAGGTTTTGTATCTTCTGAAGGTGTATAGCCAATTACTTTATTTTTTATAGCAGTTTTCACTTGATTATAATAAGTTTGAGTACTTGCTTTATTTGAACAAGTGTATCCATCTGAAGTAGCTGGTACATTTCCTACATCTAAGAATATTACATATTGTGTAGAATTTGCATATGTTTCTAATATTGCATTATATTCATCAACATTAGTGTTAATAGTAGAATAATCAGCTAATACAGATGTTGCATGCCATTCCTTCGCTATAAAGATTGGTGTTTTTGGATATTTATATAATAGTGTTTCTATTAGGTTTATCACGTTCTGTGCGTCATCTACACTAACATGAGGTATTCCAAAATGTAAAAATATGTATTCTGGTTGAGTAGGGTAAGGTAATGTATCTGTAGTTTCACCTACTTGAATATAAGATACTAAGGTATTATCTTCATGGAATAAATCTGCTGTTGCACCTGGAACACCTTTTGCTGTAAATGCATTTAAATCCTTATTTTGGACTATTTGGTCGTCTTGGATTATCTCACCCGCTGCTCCTGTACTTTCTGTAGTTGATACTAATTTATCTTTTTCTACTAACTCATAAGGACGTAAAAAGAATGCAGAACCCTTATTTTGATAATAACTAATATTTGATATTTTTATAGCATTTGGATGATATGCCCATTTACTAGCATGCGCAACCTTTCCATCTCCAATATAAATTAATGTGTGGTGAGTTTTATTTAACTTTATCATATTAGCTCGTGTTAAATTTGATGATGTAACTGTAAAATTAGCATCCATTACTATATCCCCAGGTTTTGCTTTTGCTATCCCTGCACTATCTACTTTCCACATCATATAACCAGATTTTGCTGTAGCTCCAGCTACTAGTGTTCCAGCATAGCAACCTTTATTATATACAGACTTCATACCTGCTTCTAAATAACAACAAGATACTAGAGAAGAACAATCATAACAAATAGGATTTTTAATTCCATATAAAGTACCTCGATATTTATTAGGTTTTTTGAAGTTTACTGTTCTATTACTTTGGTCATAAGTTGCAATTTTTTGGTCAACGTGTTGTGACACTATTTTCTTTGCGGTTTCTACTATTATATTTCTTACTTGTGACCCTGTAGGTTGTGTAGTTTCTTGTTGACCAGGTTTACTATCTCCTGTATTACTGACTCCAAGTCCATATTTCTTACCTTGTTTATCTAATATATATGGAAGACTTCCATTATTTGATTTATAAAAACATAAATATTTTTCTATATTGTCAACTGTTCCAGCTGGTTTACCTATTGAATTTCTGTAATCTACCCAATCTTTACGATATGAGGCAAAATCCCCTGTACCACTTTCAAGTACTTCATAACATTTAGTTCGATAATCAAGTGGAAGACTATAAAAATTTAAATAACTATTCTTAAATGTGAATCCGTATTTTTCAGCTACATATTTATTTACTATCCAAGCTGCTGCTCCTATTCCCATATTATTACCTATCAACATAGCAAATATATTATAGTGGCACCAGTCTGCTGAATATCGTAACTCATGACATCCAAACATTATCTGATTAGATATATTCTTATCTACAGTAACACCATTTATAGTAGTATTACCTCCTTTATAAGGCTGCATAGTCGAATACGATGGAGTAAATGATTTTGCAGTCCCATCAATAAAAGTTAGTGTTTGCTTTTTATTAAAATATACACTTCTTTCACATTGCATAAGTCCATATCCTCCACCACTATATGAAGTAGCTGATGTAGGAACGCCTCTTGATTCTCCACAGATACACATGAAAACTATATAAGGGTCTAGACCAAATTTAGGCGCCCAATAATTTACAATAGTAGGTATTTTATACTTATTAGAGGAACTTATTATTGAAGTAAATTCAGAGTCAGTTACTTTTTTACCTAAATTAAATTTTGAATAATATTTTATGGCCTCTGCATATGCTTTCGTATCTGTAGTAATATCTCCATCCTGCTGTTCCGATATTTTTATGACCCCATAATTTTTCAAATCATATATTCTTTTATCCCCAAGCCATAATCCTTTGTCTAATGTATTTATTTTAATAGCTGTATAATCTTCTAAATCTTCTCCAATGTCATCGGGTAGTTGAGGAATATCTGGTTTTAATTTATTTATTAAATCATCTATAATTTTATCCATATTTTCTTTATCAACATTTAATTTTGCTAATAAATTTTGTATTGCTAATCTATCTGCTGGAGTTAGTTTCCCAACTCTTAAATTTAATATATTTGATACTGCTTCATTTATTATGTCATCTTTTGAATAATGTCTTATTTTAGATTTTACAGACTTATAATTACTTAATGTTATTTTATTTTGTGTAGGGTCGGTAAATGATATTTGTAAAGTACCAACTCTAGCTGATAGCGTAATGTCTGGATTGAATTTTGGGTTAAAAATAGCAACCGTATCTCCTATTTCTATATTCTCATACTCTGACTTTTCTAGATATATAGGTACTTCAAAGTTAACTTTTATACTTTTTACTTCTTGTAGTTTTTCATAAGTTTCCCAAAGTAAATCTATTGGAGTGGATGCTGTATTTGAATTGTAAGCACCTAAAATATACTTCCCACCATTATTATAAATTTCATGTATTTGAGGGTCGACTAAATAATCTTGCCCAAGTGGTTTATTAAGTGGGTCACCTCTATATATGTCCCAAGCAATATCAGAGAAAGTAATTCCATTTTTTCCTTGAGCTATTAATCCACTATAATAATTACTGCCATCACTTTCTTTTTTAAGTCCATATTCATTCCAATCATATTCAATACGTAAATCAGTTTTATTACCAAGTTCTCCATTATCATATACATCAATATAAAATTCATATTTTGCGTTTATACTACTTTTACATTCAACTCTAATACTCAATTCAATATTATCAAATAATGCAATTAAGTCTTGTAACACAGTATAAACAGGAGTTATTGAAGTTATATTCATACTTTTTCCTACATTAGCTAATGAAGGTGAAATATTACCCACTTTAAAATTTGTGTCTTGTAGAATACTTGTTAAACAAGTTTCTATAGTACCTTCAATAACTATAGGTCTTACATGATTTTGATATAACTCTAATGTGCATGGAACTGCATACACATTTCTAGTAACATGTAAAATACCTTCTGTATCTTTTATAGTTTCTATTTGGAACATCTTTAATTTTTTTCTCCAGTAGAATACTAGATAATTTTTTTCTTCTAATAACTGCGAATTATTATTATCTAATATAATATCAAATTCATAAGTATATGCTCCTGTATCTAGATACTGAATAAATTTGTCATTTGACATATTAGAACTATCTGTATCTATTGAGCCTATATTATATTTTCTATTATCTAATACATATATTTGCACATCTATTCAGCTCCTATCCATTTCTGTTGAATAATACCACTTGAATAAATTTTAGTATCATTCGTAAATATTTTTATTGGATTTATACCCTTTTCTATATCAAAGAAATAACTTCCTATATCGACTAAGTCATTTCTTAATTCTTGATTTAAATACACATTTCTATTTTCAAAATCTATATCAATTACATCACCTTCATGAAATTCTATTTTATTATTAACTGTTGTATCTACTATTTCAACACCTTGTACCTTTAAGCTATTAAGTGCCATATCTGCACTTTTATCTAATGTGCCATATGTACCTAGATATAATACAAAATATGATAGATTTTCAGTAGCTGTATTATTAATTATTTTTGTAAATTTTTTATTTGCTATTATTGTACCATTTGATAATTTGTTCAATGATACAGTCCATACATGATTACCAGCACTATCTTTTATTCTAGAAATAGCTATTTTACCGTAAAAGTCATTCCAGTTACCTAATACGCCTGACATATAATTTGTAACTTTAACTTCATTATTATTTGTTGATGTGTAGCTATTAGGCTTTTTGACTTTTGTCTCGTCCTGATATTCACATTTTAACCCTACATAAACTTTTGGACAGTTGTATTCGAAATATTCTTGGTCATCACACATTTCGAATTTAAATATCCTTTCTCCATTTACGCCCATACCATATAATTCTAAAATACCAGTTTTATCGTCAGCTGTTTCGATTGGTGTATCATAAGTAATAGATATAATAGGGTCGTCAGTCATTTCATATAAGTTTCCTGAGCATATATAACCATCATACCCTTTATAAGGTGTAGCTAATTTATAATAAGTTCTAACAACACCATCACTATCTTTATTAGAATATTGTTTTGTTGAAATTATTCGCACAACACCATTCTTAGGAACAACTATTAAGGAAGTTGCATCACTTGAAGCTGATGCTCTTATACTAGTAGCCTGTTTTACAACTACATTTCTTTTAGTAGTTGTAATAGTAGTAGACACAGTCTGTGTCTTGCAATAATTCTTGTTGCAATATACAGTGTTCCCATTATTTATTGAAGATTTCTTAAATTTTAGCCAACCATTAACTATTTGATAATCTGTTATTTTAGTCCCCTTTTTCAGTGTACCAACACATAAGTATGAAGTACCTGGTCCTGTTCTACAGTTTAGAGTCTTTGATTTAACTTCATAAATAGTTTTTGTACCTCCTGCATATACTGTTTCTTTGTCGACGGGTACTATAGTGGGGTCACCATTTTGACCAGTGGATGTCATCGTAAAATATGCCTCTAGTTTAAAATCATCAAGTGCATTTGTTAAATTACGTCTAACTTGCACACCTTTCCATACATTACTATCTGTAGAACCACTGGAAGGTAAAGTCCCTATACATAATCCAGAACCTCCATTCGTAACAGCTAGAGTTCCACCACTACTTCTATTACTATCAATAGGTACAGTTGAACTAACCCAATTTGATGTTGTTGTACATGGGTCATTTAGTGCGGTTGAACTTGAATCTTTATTTTGAAGTTCTAAACTTGGATAATCCCCTATTAATATAGTTTGCTTATTTACTTGATTTTGTAGTTGTAAGAAATTTGCATTATTTGAAAATACATTTGTAAAAAATGGTTTTGTCTCTACATCTCCGATATTTTCTAAAGTTACTAATGTATTATTTTGAGTATTATCAGCTACTTTTAGGTCTACGTCATAAAAGAATGGCATATGACAAATTAGATGTATTTTTGCTAATATATCTAATGCTGATTTTGGCTCTAAATCTATATCGTCATCTACTATCCCATATGAAAACTTTGTCTCATCTAATAATCTAACTTCCACAGGTACTTTGCTATATAATAAATTTTTTAAATCACGTATTTTCTGTTGTAAATCAAATTCATCATTACCAGTCACTAAAATAGTTATGTTATACTCAATAGGAGCATATTTGCTCCCATTGAATACTTCACCATCTCTAGATGCTATATCTAGAGTCTCTATTTTCTTTTTTGGTAATAACACTCTTGATATATCTGTGACTAGATACAATTCATTTATTTCACTTTTATTGAACATGAAATAATTTACCATTGTGTTATACCCTCCAATCTGTTTAGTCGCATTGTTGTTGTGTCATTATGTGTTTTTACAGGTGCTGCTACTTTTCTACCTACAACTTCTTTATCCATTAGTATAGTTGAATCTATATTTCTAGCACCTGACACAAAACAATCTTTTAGTTTATTATAGTCAAATTCAGTATTTTGTTGTTGTACAGTCCTTCTCAATTCATCTATCGCAGCTACAGTATTATCTGATTGAATTATATTTTGAGTGCTCACATCACCTGTATTTATAGACATTGCTTGAGTAATATCACCAAGTTTAGCTGTTTCTATTATTTGATTTGAGAAATCTTTTACTGCCTTTAATGTATCTTTGCTTCCTAGTTTAATACCTACGTCTATACCTTGTGGTAAATATTTACCTACCTCATCTCTCATAACTCTTGATGGTGAATGTATTTTAAATGATGATTTAAATCCAGATACTACACTACTTGCAAAACTACTTATTTGACTTCGTAACCATCCACCTGCTCCTTTTATACCATTCCATAGCCCTTGAACTATTTGTCTACCTATCCCTGCAACTCTTGATGGAATACTTTGAAGTCCACTAATTATTTTATTTTTAAAGTTGTTAGCAGCTTGAAGTCCTTTATTAGCAAATTGTGATGCAAATGATATTGCTCTTGATATACAACTTGAAAGATAACTCCATACTCGCCCTGGTAATTGAGATAACATAGCACTTGCTCTACTTACAAATTGAGAACCTGCTTGTTGTGCTTTACCAGGTAACTGACTTGCCCATTGGGCGGCTCTATTATATGTTTGTGATAACCAATTACCTATTCTTGAAGGTAATTGTGTAAACCATGTTGATGCTCTCTCTATAAATTGTTGAGCAGCTTCTTGAGCTTTACTTCCCATTTGACTTGCCCATTCTGTGACTTTATTATACGTATCTGTTAGCCATTGACCTATAACTGTTGGAAGTTGTGAGAACCACTCACCAAGTTGAGATAAGTATGTAGGTATTGTTTGTGTTATAAAATTCCATCCATTAACTATTGCACTTGCGATAACACCGGCTACAACTCCAATAGCATTACCTATCATACTTGGTAGATTATTAAAGAAATCTCCGATAGCACTAACTGCATTGGATAGTGCATTTAGTATAAATGAACCTAATTGACTAAACCAACTTGTTATTGAACTCCATGCGGAACTTAATGCTCCCATTATTAATTGACCTATAGTTCTAAATATATCAACAATAAGATATCCTAAATCTTGAAGTATAGTCATTATATTTTCACCCAAATGCGAAAATAGTGTTTGTACGCCTTGTAGAGCGCCTTCAAAGTCACCTGAGAATAAATCCTTTAAAATAGAACCTAAGTCGCTCAGATAGTCGAATATAAGTTTGAAATGGTCTTCAAATACGGCATATAAATCGACCATTGCATCTCCTAATGCACCTGATATTGAATATCCCCAATTTATAATTGGGTCAAATAATGTATTTAGTCCACTCATGAATACATCTTGTAGTGCTTGCATGGCATTTTGTGCTATTTGTCCAAATCCTTTAAATATTTTATCAACTGCATCCGATATTTTTTGTCCCATTTTGATAAAGTCTTCGCCTACCTTATCAAAATCACCAGAGAATATATCCTTAACGATGTCAACAATGCCACCTAATACTGCTTGGATTATATTTACAAATCCAGATATAACATTTCCAATACCTTGGAAAACTCCTGCTAGTGCTGGAGAAAAACTTTTAATAGCCATCAAAGCATCTTTCCATAGTTTTATCCAAAATTCTTTAAATCCTTCACAATGATTCCATAAATAAGTAAATCCTGCAACAAGTGCTACAATCGCAGCTATTATAAGTACTATTGGATTTGCTAGTAATGCTGCCCATAAAGACTGTAATGCAGGTAATACTGTACCTGTAATAATACTAACTACTCTCGTACATGCGGCTCGTACTCCATTTAATGCTATACTAAATACTCGAGCAAATCCACCTGCTGCTCTAAATGCTCTAAATCTATTTATAACTTGAACACATTTTTCAGCTTGAGTCATTACAGTACCTATTATTAATAATAATGGACCTAGTACCGCAAGTATGCCTGCTATACTCATTATGACTATCATTATAGGCTGTGGAATTTTTCCAAATCCCTGTGCAAGTTTTGTAATTCCTTGAACTATTAATCTCAATACTGGGTCTAGTTTTTCCATCATAGTTAGATAACATTCCTCAATCGCAGAGTTCATACTCTTTAAGTCACCTTCTAAGTTGTCATTCATAGTTTTAGCCATCTCCTCAGCTGACCCTTTACTACCTCTCAATGCTTTTTCAAAGTCTTTTACATTTCCGCTACCTGTATTTAATAATATGTTTAATGCTTTTATTGAGTCGGCAGTAAATGTTCCCATCAAGGCGGCATTCTTTTGAGCATCTCCCATACCATTAGTAGCTTTTTCTACATCTGCTAATATATCCGTCATATCTCTGAAATTACCATTTGAATCTTGTACAGAAACTGCGGTTTTACCTATTTGTATTGACCCATTTTTCATTTTTTGAGTTATATCACGCATTACTGCTGTTAACGCTGTACCTGCCTCACTACCTTTTAGCCCCTGGTCAGATAGTTTTCCTATTAATGCAGTAGTTTGTTCTATATCAAGTCCAAAAGCATGAGCATTTGCAGCACAGTTTTTAAATGCTTCCCCAAGACCTGCAGTTGTAGTATTTGAATGAGCTTGAGCGTATGCAAGTACATCTGCCATTCTACCTGCTTGGTCTGCACCTTCACCAAATGCTGACAAATAATCGGTTACCATATCACTGGCATCTGCAAGTTCCATACCTGATGCAGCTGCTAGATTTAGCACACCAGGTAAACCATCCATTGATTGTTGCGCATCCCAACCAGCTAATGCCATGTCGATTGTGATTATCGTCAAGTTCTTTATCTTGACCTCTGGAGGTTTCCCTCATTTTCATCGGTTGGTTATTTCCAACCCAGTCTAGAGTACACTTTTACCACTTGTATTCGTTTTTCATAATACAAGGCTTACTGATAGAGGACACTCTTGGAAAAATTATATTCTTTTTATTATCTCAAATAAAAAGTTTCATCTTCCACTCGTTACAATACTTATAGACGTTACTCTTATAAGTTATCTCGGTATTAGGACACTACACCCTTCACCGATTTTGCCCTCTCATTCACTATGGTCTACTTGTAAGCTTTCACCATAGTCGCCACAATTTTATTACTAAGTGTATTAGCGTAATAAAATTCTTTTTAGCCTAAGGCATCTGCTGCATCTGAGGCGCTGAACTGAGTAGTAGCTCCCATTTCTCTTGCTAAATTAGTTAAGTCTTGTAAGTCTTTTCCAGTTGCACCACTTAATGCTTGAACATTTGACATTGAAGATTGAAATGCTTTATTTACTTCATATGCAGATTTTGCTATACCCGCTACTGGTACAGTAACGGCAGCTGTTAATCCTGCTCCTATTCCTTGTAGTCTTCTACCTGCATTTGATATACGTTCAAAACCACTACTTGCTTCATTTAGTTGAGTTTGTGCTTGTTGTATACCATTCTGAAATTCTTGTACATCTAATCTAAGGTGTGCAACGATAGTCCCCAAATCTGTCCCTGCCATAATATTCACCTCCATTTATATTAAAAAAGCTATAAGGCTGTAATAGCCTCATAGCCTTATTCTTTACCTAATAATAAATCTAAACCTGGATTATTATATTTAGTTTCTATTTTCTTTCTATCTTCCTCAAATATTGGTTCTTTTGTATGTCCATCTTTGTCTGGTTGCATCATACTATATAAATATGTACATGCTTCATCAAAACAATATCTTGTGTATGGGTCATCTTTACTTAACCCTATAACATCACTAGGTAGAGTATTAAAGACCTTTGCTATTGATATAACATCTAGTACCTTTCTACTCTTTACCAGTGGGCATTACTTTATTTACACCACCTGATGCTTGTTCAAATATCTTTTGTATTTGTTCAGTTGTTATTACATCTGCTATATCGTCAAATTTTGGTTCTACTAATGCCTCTTTTGCTACTACTTTCATCATATTCATAAGTTCTTTTAGTCTATCAGGGTCATCTAGCATTTCCATTGTGTCGCCACTGAATTCTCCATCTTTACTTACGTTAACGTTATTAGATTTAAACATATCAGATACTATTTTTATAAGTGAATTTGGAAGTTTTCCATTTACTAGCATGTCTGTTACTGATACAGATTTTATCATAACATCAAAACATTCATCATCTGTAAATCCAGGAATTGAGATTATTCTTGTCGCTTTCTTTCTAAAATTTTCTGCACTTATTACTTTACTCATTTTTAATATACCTCCTATTATTTATCAAGTTGAACTACTGGTTTAGTCTCATCCTCGACATCATCACTTTGATGAGGTGAGACATTAGCTGGGTAATGATTCTACCCATGCAATAGATTTTATAGGTAAGCTTGCTTTTGTATTTTCTCTAGCTTTTATTGAAAACTCAGGTGCATAGAATTCTGAACCTACTGTCATATCTGGGAATTTACCAAGACATTTATTTAATGTTATTTTGCAATAATTTTTTATTGAATCGCCTTCATAGTTAGCTACATATATCTCAGCCATGAAAGGTTTACCTTGATTTCCTTGAGCCATCATTGGAGTCTGTAAATCATTTTCTCCTGCACCTGTTCCTGTTGCTTTTACATATCCTGCAACTAATTGAGCAGCTTTTATATCGAATGTATTATCAGTGAATGTAAAGTCATATCCATATAATAAATCGTCTTCTCTTACTACTGCTAATATACTTGTTGCATTTCTTAATATTTCTTCTGCCCCTTCAGATATAACTGCGGCTAGTTTTGCTTCTTTAGCAGTTTTTATAGTAGTTTTTATTGCAGTTTCACCAGTTGCAGGTTTACCTGTTGATGGGTCTAACTCAGTTAAATCTACTCTTTCTATATTATATAAAATTTCCATTTGTTAACCTCCTTAATTTGTATTTTTTATACCGAATGTTTTTGGAGTTCTTACTTGAATACTTGAAGAAAAGGCTTGATATTGTCTGTCAAAATATTCTGCTCCACCTCCGTAAACTAACTCGGCTGTAGTATTTTCAAGTTGTTTTATAATTAATTGTATTAATTCATCTACTCTTAATGGACTTCGTTTAGAATATATTTCAATAGTCCAACTATCCCAACCTGCGTTACTATTTGATACAGCAACTAAATCTATATTTTTTCTAAGAATACAACAATCTTTTTCTATTGTGCTAACATCAAATCCAACTGAATAGGTTGGGAGTATTTTATTTAGTTGTGAATGTAATGTCTCTCTAATCATTATATCCTCCTATAATCTTAATCTTTTAGCAGCTTCTATGAATTCTGGCAATGTAGCATCTCTGGCATTTTTTAATATCGCATATTTTTCATTATTACATAATTCCAAATATATCCCATACTCCATTTGATGAAATATTGATATAACTAACCCATTTTCATCTATATCAGAATTATATTTCAGTCTTTCTCTAGCAGCTCCTGTTCTATCTGTCCATGGTGCATTTTCTTGCGCATATTGTTGTATTTTCTGACCTGTTGCATTACCTAATACCTCTAATTGAGTTCTTAATCTATCAGTCATATTTTCTAGATGTTGCATAACTATTTGGTCATCTACTTCTACATTAACGTTCATACTTAACACCTCTTACTGAGACTTGATATAAAAGACCGACTTCTAATATATCAACAGGCATATCTAATATATATTTTTTATCATTGATTATGACGTAATCTCCAGGTTGAATTGAATAATTTGGATTTTCAAAATATGCAAAATATAGAGTTCCATTTATAGCATATTGATGAAATTGATTTTCTGTTTCTGCCTTTGAGCTAGAAGATTTTGAGTTATCGAGTACACCTTTTATCTTTGTTAGTAGTTGTGTCTCTTTGTACGTTTGAACTCCTATCTCTGTTGTATATACATCTCGATATACGTCTAAATCAACTCCATACTTGTTAATGATATTCTGTATTCTTGGCAATAAACGCTTATAATCATAACTCATCTGAACGCCTCATTGTCATGCCTGTTAACCCTATATCATTTTGGTCTCTTAAAAATTTTCTATAAAATCCATCTGCCATTTTAAGCCAAAAATCACTTGATGTACTTTCAATGGAAATAGGTCCTATTGTTATATTTTCAAGTGAGCTATTTGCTGAAGTTGCTTTCATTAAACATCCATAGTAACATGCTTCATTAATATTATCATATGTTCCAGCTAACATTTCTAGTTGTTGGTCTGTAAGTAATGGACTGCTATCCTCCATTAACATAATTTTTAGTACTTCTACACTTAGCAACTTACTCACCTCCATAATGTAAAAGCCAAGGGAATGGGTTTAATCTCATTCCCTCCCTTGGCTATGTATATTAAAAATGAGCAAACTATTTTATCATGTTACTTGTATCTTCAGATACTTTAGTAACATCTGCAACAGCACAATCGTCTATTGTTTCAAATGATGGTATCATAACACTTGATACAACTGTAACTACTTGTACTGGATGTTTTTCTTTATAAGTTGTTATTGCAGTACCATTATTTACTATTGATACTTGAGCATCTGAACCTGTCATAAGGTCACTTTCTTCAGGAGTAGTACCATACCAAGTAGAACCTAATGAAGCTCTAGGTGGTAATACAACAACTTTTCCATCTGGGATTAAGTCAACTGGAGTTCCTGTTGCTATACCTGTATCATGAGATAATGTTGTTATTTTCTTAGCATATACAAATATAGTACAACCTGTAGTTGTTTCTATAAATGATTTAGCATTTTGGTCAGTTACATAATAATTAAGTGCTGAATCATTTGGATACATCATTTTATGAACTTTAGGAGAATGTACCATATTTAAGAAAGTATTTCTATTCATTACTAATCTTGTAGGTCTTATTCCTCTTAATGTTTCCATATAATCACACCAAGCTATTATATCTCTTACAGGGTCAGCTGCTTCATTTGCTTCACCCCATGCATCTTGACCTTTTTTACATTTGAATAGATTTTGTTGTCCATAGTCATACACATATTTTACTCTACCATCAGCAGAAGTAACATCTATTTTTCCACCAGTTAATAATTGGCATCTCATATATTCACCTTGTACTCTAACACCTTCTACTAATCTTGAAACTTCGTCAAATATGTTTCTTATTATAGGCATTGCCATTTGTTGTTCTGGGTTGTTTAATAACATGTTAAGTTGTTGTCTGTCTTTCTCACCGATTCTAGTAGCTTCTCTGAAGAATGCCATTTCAGTTGCTACGCCTTCAAATCCTTCTTTTTCTCTTAATCTTGCTTTTACATCATATTCACTTGGTTGGATAGCTACTGGAAGGCCATTAGCTCCTTTTAACCAAGATATATCTGTACCTAACTGTCTTTGAGCTGGGAATAATGTTTCAGCAAAATAAGGGATTTTATTTTCTGGTTTTTCTGTTACATATGCAGCTATATCAGTTGCGTTTATATAATCGAATAAATTTTTTATTATAGCCATTTATTTTCCCTCCTTATTATTTACTTACTACGTATACCATCGCATTGTCTAAATTAGCTTTTTCAGAACCGAATAATCTATCAGCTCTTACAAATCCATGTACTAATATAGCTGCATTTACTGCTGTATCTGTAGCAGCGTCATATTTACCAAATTCTATAGTATCAAATAATACTGCATTAGGTTTTACTGCAGTAACTGTTTCTGAACCTGCCACTGGAGCAGTTACTTTACCATCTTCGTCTATATGAACTACTAACCCTCTTGGTAATACTTTTGATGCGTCTGTATACACATTTGCTAATTTTTTCTTTTCATCAGTTGACAATGTAGCATATAATTTTGTTAATTCTGCAAATTCTATTTTTCCAGGTACATTTACATAATGGTCTGGAAATGCTAAAAATTGTGGTTCTGGTGCTAAATATTTTCTTTGTTGTAATTTAGGCATTTTTATTCCTCCTTAATTAATTATTGATTTTCGCCAAAGAAGTATTCGGGTCCTACTACCTTTCCTTCTTGTGCTTTTGGCACTCCATTTTGTTGTGCTAACATTTTACCGAAATCACCAGGTTGTGCTGTTTGTGAATTGAATACAAATCCGTTTGCCTGTTTTCCAGGTACGCCTGTACCATTGAAAGGTGATGCTGGTTTTTGTTGACTATTATCTGGTTCACTAGCTTCAAATAGATATGCTTTTTCTTTTTTCAAATTTTCTATTTGCTCTTTCATACCTATGACTTCGCCAGTTTCACTAATTGATATTTTGCCCATGTCTAAAAATCCTTTTAAATCTTTAGCATCATGAGCCTTGTGTTCTAATGCACACATTTGAAGTGCTGAATCTATTTGATTATCTTTTAATGCTTTCTTATAATTATCCAGGTCAGTTTGAAGACCTTTTATAGTCTCTTTAGCTTTATCGTCGTCTTTAACTTGAGCTTCAAGAGTCTTTACTGATGCATTTAATGTAGTTATTGTTTGAGTTGCGGTATTTAATTCGCTTATCTTTGCATCTAATCTAGATTTAGGTACATAGATATTCTTATCTCCATCATCTATAAATAATTTACATTTCGCATCTTTTAAGTTATCAGATATAATTTTAGCAACGGCATCTGCGTTGTCTACTCCTTGCAAGAAATCTTTAATATCTTTACTCATTTTAATACCTCCTTATACAATGCTTTTGAAAAGAGCAAGGTAACTTTAACGATACAAGGGATTTTTACAGTAGCCCAGGTCTACTACTAACTATATTATATGAAATATGAATATTTTGTTAACTTAACATAAAAATAGCTAGATACTTGTGTACCTAGCTATAATAATCTAATATATAACGTCATCATCTAATGGATAATAATATTCTACTGGTTTATTATTTATAATACATTTATTTATTATACTTACTATTTCTTGTTCTGTAAAACTGTATTGCATTAATGGAAATATGTCGTCAAAGTTTTCTTCATATTGCTCTAATTTTTGTTTTGTTTGTTCCTTCATTATATTTCACCTCTTTTTATTTTTTCAATTAATTCCTCAACAGTTTTTTCTACGAATGCTTTTCCTCCTGGTAAATAGGTAGACACATATTCATGTTGTTTGTCTATTCCATAACTTTGGAGTATATCTGCCCAAGCTTCTGAGCATACTTCTGCTTTTCTATCTCGTCTATTCCAATAACTTTCTTTATGCCCCCAAAATCCGGTAACTTTATTATTAGTTAATCCACCATATATATCTGACACACCTGCTATTGCATCTGAGGAGTCACGTAATTCCTTTATAATTAATTTTCTTGCATCTCGTTTATTTACATTTGAAGTATCTATATGATATTGAATTTGATTTTCTATATCTTGTTTTAATATTTTATGCATTTTATTTTTCATATCTCCAGTTAATCTAGTATTAGCAATAAGTTGATTGTCTATTAAATGCCCCCATTCATGGAATACAGTACCGAATGGACCTCTCTTATCGTTATTTACTTTTTTAACTGAAAAATTAATATCTTTTTTATTTGGACTATAAAATGCTCCCTTATCTGTATAAGTCATTTTTAATTGGTTTGCTGTATGTAAATATAAATCTTGAATTGAATACGGATATTTTTTTAAAGTACCAATAATACCTTTTACAGTTGTTTGAGCATATGAATTAATAAGGCTATCTTTATTTTTATTATCTCTCAATTCGGTTTCTAGCATACTAGCTATGCCATCAAATACATGAGTTTCTAATTCCTTATATTTTTGTTCTCTTTGTTCTGTTGTGTATAAATGTCCTTTTGGTATTGTAGGTTTTGAAGGTTTTTGTTTTTTATCGGTTTGTGGTTTTTGAGTTGGTTTTATTTTAGTAGTTTTGTCTTTGTCTTGTAGCCATTTTTCCATGACTCCACTATTAGGTTTGCCATCATAATAATCATTAATATCATCAATCATATCTGCTAAAGATAGTTCTGTTTTTCCGTCTTTACTCATTACAGGGGATAACCAGCATAGACCATTCGGATGGTCAAGAGGTGCATCATGTATTGGAAATATTTTTCCGTCTCTATCTCTGCACATTGAACAAGTTCTACTTCCTGCATGACCTGTATGATATTTTACAAATTGATTATATGGATTTACTTTATCCGAATTCATTACTGATAATTGTGCCATATGTGTATTTGTTGTTCTCATAAGTCTTAATGCTTCATAGTCAAGTCCACCTTTTCCATATTTACTGGCATATCCACTTCCTAGTTTTTCTCGTATCTTTTTACTATCCCATGTATGATGTCCAGACTTTGCAAATTGACTAATAATTTTCGATGCTTCAGCTGGACTAATACCTCTAGCTAAACAACTTGTGACTGCATCTTCTATTTTACGTCCTGCTGCATTTGTTGAACTCCAAAGTCGACTATCAAGTCCCATTCCACCTTTATATATTTCACCTTTAGTCATTTGTTCAACGATATTTCGTGATGTTACATCGACATTTTTATTAATTCTATCTATAACATCTTTATTATTTGTGATGTCTTTCATTACTTGAGCATATTGGTCTAATATTCTTTTGGGTATTTTTTCATTACATATCATTGATTGACTTTGCATTGTGGTATAGAGCTGTTGTATATATGCAAGTTTGCATTTCATAAAATACTGTTGAGAAGGGGTTTTACCCTTCTCTAATTGTTTTAAATAATCTGAAAATGCATCATCAAATGATTGTTTATAAGCTCGCATAATTAATTGTTCTTGTGTCTTTGTTGTATTTTGAGCTATACGTCTAGCAGCTCTATCTATACTATTCAAATAATCATTTGACTTTTGAGTAGACATAATCTCTTACCTCTCCCTCCTGTTCTAAATATTTTTCTTTTAATGCTGATTCATAACTTTTGTTTCTGTCAATCATCATATCTATTTCTTCTTTAAGTGTTACAATTTTCTTTTGCCATCTTCTAACCACATCTTGCGGAATACTTCTGTCATTATCTTCATAGAATTGATAGTCATATCCTTGTCTTTTCACTAGCTTTCTAAGTGCTGCTTGCTTTTCTTGTAGTCTATGAATTTGTGCACGTAATTTATTGTCTGAAATTAAAGTGACATATATTGCACCACATTTAGGACATTCAAATCCTTCTACTCTTAATTTTGTTTTGCTATCATAGAATAATTCTTTTGTCATTACTTTAATGTCTTTATTACAATTATCGCACACCACTTTTACTTGATGATTCATTTTTTCTCTTTCTGTTCTACTCATTTTTAATACCTCCTTAAAAATAATAGTAAGTATTATATACTATTTTTCATCTTTTTTGTTAGTATCATCATCTGGTTTATCATCTTCATTATTATCATCCTTATTACCATCTGGTTGAGTATTGTCAGCAGGTTCAAATCCACCCATCATCATATTTTGCATATTTTGAATTTGTTCTTGTTCTTCCATAATACGGTTAAATTCAGCTTCTGCGTCTTCACTATTTCCAAATTCTTCGATATATGATTTATGTGAGCGTACATTTGCTTCTACTTCTTGTATTCCTATAGTTCTTAATGATTCATCATCATCTGGAAGTGGATAATTATGTCTCCAATATGTTGTTGTTTCCATACTTAATGTCTCATTTCCTATTACATCTTTAAATAGGCCAAAACTTTGATATACTTCAAGCATATGAACAACCCATATTAATACTTCGTCCCATGTTCTCCATTTTTCCTCACATCTTGTTATAAGGTCATAATACACCATCTTTAATGCTTTTGCACTTGGTACATCAATAATTGCCTCTGGCATTGGTTGTTCCATTAGCTCATACATATCCTTTTTTAGTTGTGTTAAGTAGCTATCTACTGCACTTTGAAAACTAAATGTACTTCCTAATGTTCCAAATTTTGCAACTGAATTACTTCCAGTACCATCCCCCAGTGTTGGGTCAGATTTTAAATCTATTATTGTATTTGGTGCTATTTTTATATCTTTTAAGCAGGTTGATTTTACATCAGTAAATACAGGTTGCTCAAACATTTTAAATCTAAGTGCATCTCTATAATCTGATATTGTTCTGTTATATGTGGTAGCCATGTCCATTAAGTCTTTTACATCACTATATCCTCTTATATCACCAGTTAAGCCGTCATTAAGGATAACTCTGCAAGGTAATTCTTGTAGACCTGTATTCCATTCTGTACTTAATTCAAAGGCTTCTATTGTGCTATCGTCTTCATTATCACTTACATTATTTGTTATTGTAGTAAATGCAGTTATATTTGCACCGTCTACTATTTTATATGTGGCCCAGCAATATCCATCGTCTCTCATTTCATAAGTCCATTTATGCCATCTTTGGTCACGTTGTATTTTCCCTATTGTGGATTTATCTTGATATGCGATTTCTACTTTTTTCAATACATCAATATCATTTTCATCATATTCATAGATAAACTCTGGCATTGTGTAAAATCTAAATTTCACTGTGCCTAGAGGTTTTCCTTGTGCATCTACATCTGCAAGCATACAAAGTAATACTCTTTTCCCTATTGTACAGTCCATAAATGCTTTTCCGAATTTATTCCAAAACTTTGTATCTCTTAGGATATGCTCTATGCACCCCCTCTTTGTGTCTATTGCATCTCTATTTGCATTATCATCATAACTACTTAATACTAAAGTAGGTGGAACTGATGTCATGAATCTTCCTTGTTTTTTCAGTAACTTTTTAGTTAAGTTTCGTATTTCTCTAGTTGGAGTATAATCCCTATTACTTACTGCCCATAATTGACCAGTACTATCAGTTAAATCATCTTCTCCTGTCCATTTTCTACCTTCATAAAATTCATAATAGTCCTGAACTTCAGGTAATTCTTTTCTAAACTCTAAATCATTAGCAAATAGTCCAAGTAAACTATTTTTAAAATCTCTATAATCACTCAATTTAATATTCTCCTTCCTTTTCAAGTATTGCTATCTCTCTATCTAATGTCCCATTTATAATTGAATCTGTCATAATTGCATATCTAATTTTATCCATTGCATGGTCATCTATCTTTATAACTTCTTCTATGCCTTTATCCAGCTTGTCACTATCCCATGCGTATGTTGTAAACTCTTCAATGTCTTTTGTGCAGCTTGGGTCAAGTGTAAATTTCCTTTCATTAAGTAAAAAAGATACAACTTGTATCCCCAAGTCTACTCTATTCTTTGCAGGTAATATGTCTATATTATGTCTAGTAAAATAACTATGCTTTCTTAACTCCACTATCATTGGAGCAGCACTTGGGTCAAGTACAACATATTCTGGCATTACTAAATTGTCTTGTAAAAATCTAACTAAATCGTCTGCATATTCTTTCGTAGTCTTTTGTCCTTCATCTCTACCACTATGATAATAACTTGCTAGTTGATGGTATCTACGCTCTGGAGCATAATATCCAAATATTCCAAATGTAGTAGCATTTTGAATACCAAAATCTCCTGCTACAAATATTCTAGTCCAGTTTCTTTTTACTGTAATTGCATGTATATCTGGGTCAAACATTGGATATACTATTCCATCTGCAGCTACCCATAAGCCTAATATATATCGTTTGTAGAATACTCCAGTGTATAATGCTTTATATCTGTTCTTTACTTCCTCACTTAATGACGGATTATCGTCCATTGTGAAATGTAAGTATAGTACTTTTTTCTCTGTGACTTTATTTATCCACTCTTTTTTAAACCAGTGAAATGGAGAGTTAGGGTTGCAACTAAACCAAAACTTAGCACCTTGAACAGAACATCTAGCTGTTGCTTGGTTAACGAATGATTGTGGCATCAATGCAACTTCATCAAAGAATACTCCTGCAAGTGTAACCCCTTGGATAAGGTCTTGTGAACTCTCATCTTTACCACCGAATATATAATAGTAGTTAGTTGTCTTTTTCTTTGTTACTGAATCTGTAGCTCCTATACATATACAGCCTTCATTTCTTGCATCTTCTATAATATATCCTGTTGATTTTAGCATCTGTTTTAAAGGACCAATTACATTACGTCTAAGTCCTCCGACTGTTTTCCCACATAGTGCAAAGTTTTTTCCGTCAAATGTATTCATACTCCAAAGTACAAATGACAGTGCTTCAGATACAGTTTTACCACTTCTTACAGCTCCGTCACATATAATAGCATCAAAATCTTTATATCTACTTCCTGGTGTCCACCAACTCATTACGATACTTTGTTTTTGACTAAAAGGTACAAAGTCAAATGGTACTATTCTATCCTTTAATTTTGGCATTATTCCTCACCTATTCCTGAATTAACAACTGCCATGCCTAATGCTTTCATTAAGCCTGTTGTATCTACTGTTAAGTTATCATCTTCTCCTAATAGTTTTCTTTGTAACTCATATTTACCTTTATCAATTTCTAGTTTTTGAGTTTTTATGTCAAGTTCCATTTGAACTTCCTTACTTAATAGACCCGATGTAAATTGTTGACCTTGTTGTGCTTTACTTATTACGTCAGCTAATTGATTAAGTCTATATACATCTAGCTTTCCTGTTTTGCCATTCATAAGCCCTTCTCCAGTATTAAGCATATGAACTGCTTTATTGTACAATCCTTGCCATAAAGCATGATATTGCATGTTAATATCTACTCCTGCCTCTAGATATACATCATAAGTCTGTTTATCTATATCGTCTTTTAAAGCAGCTACAATCTTATCTTTTTCATCTTTCCATTTTTCTTTACTAGATAGACATCTTATAGTTTGATAACTAATATTGAATTCCTTTGCTAAATCTTGTAAACTTACATCTTCATAAATATACTTATTCTTTATGATTTTATTTCTTTGTGCTACTGACATTTTTATTCCATTTACAGTGCATATACTATTCCAGTTACTTTTCTTTGCTGTCATTTTTACCTCCTTTAAAGTATATTTTGATTTTACTTTATTAAATAAACCGACAAAAGTGTTTTCCTAGGGGATTTTTGACACCTGTCTTTATTTAATTAACTAAATCTTAATTTCACTTTATTTCCTTATATTTGATGGGGTATTTCTATACCCTTTTGAGCCATTAAAGCTGTTGAGTTTTGTCTTCAATTTGTCTGAATATCCTTTATCGTGACTTAATCGCAGTAAGCTAATGATAAAATACTTATTAACATTGTGTGGGACCTTACTTTTCCTAATACAATCACATAAGTATTCTGCTTGTTTTAATGTTCCTATATGAGTATGGCCACACTTCCATTCTTTATTGGTATTATAAACTATATATCTCTTCTCTTTACTTGAGTATAGTATTACTAACGGTTTTACTTCCTTAACTACTTGTGACATTCACTCTGGCTCCTCTCTTGTTTTTACTTATATTATATTTAATTAACCTTGTTTTGTTTATATATGTGTTATCAACATTTATCTTTAGATATTTACCTTTAGTGGTTTTATTGTTATTACTGTGTATATACTTTAGATACAGATTGTAAACATTTTACATACATTTCTCCGCCCCGAATTTTTGACATAATAAAAGAGTAGATATTTCTACCTACTCTTTATATACTTGATTTATATTATTTTTAATTATATTTCTATTAGTCTTGCTGCTGCATTTTTGATTCTATTTTTAGCTATATTAAAATAATTTTCATCTAATTCAATTCCTATAAATTTTCTATTAGTATTCATACAAGCTACACCAGTACTGCCACTCCCCATGCAATTATCTAAAACTATCATTTCTTCATCTGTATAAGTTTTTATAAGGTATTCTAATAAAGCTACTGGTTTTTGTGTGGGATGTAATCCAGTTTCTCTTTTGAATTTTAATATACTGGTAGGATTTCTTGTTCCATGATTAATGGTTTGTGTTTTAATAACATTATTTGTAACATCTCCGCTTGTTCCTTTTCCGCTTATATAAGATTTCCCCTTTGTCATTTGAGGATTATATATTCTAAAAAACTCTGAATCATATTTTTCTTTTAAAACATCATAATTTGGAACAGTTTGAAGGTTATAAAACTCTATTAATTTTTCATAATTAGTTTTAGTAGGCAGACTCCATTGACTACTATTAAATCTAAAACAATGGTCTAATCCTTGCCCTAAGTCTTTTATTACTTCCGTCTTTCTTTTATTTATTTTTGCTAGTATATCTTTAAAAATATTTCTTAACTCAATAAATTCATCAACTCCATAATTATTTGGTTTTCTAAAAACACATATGTCTTCGTGTATTTTCAAAGGCATTTTATTGGCTAATAAAAAATTTGTACCCTGTTCTTTCTCCCATATAAGGGAATAAGAAAACCAATTTTTATTTGACAATATTAGTTCACTTGTAAATGGCTGAGAACCAAATAAAATAATATTTCCACTTGTTTTAATTATTCTCTTATATATTTCCCATAATTTTTCAAAAGGTATAAGTACGTCCCACTTACAAGAAGTTGTATTATAAGGTAAATCACATAATATCATATCTATAGATTTATCTGGTATTTCTTTCATAACTTCTAAACAATCCCCTTGGTATAATTTATAATTTTCTTTAAGGACTTCCATTTAATCACCTCCTAGAATAAAGTTTTTTGTTTATCACTTATTTTATTATTCTCTTGTTCAGATAATGGATTTTCCAATCTTGCTTTGGCGATATTAAAGTATTTTTCATCTATCTCTATGCCGATAAATCTTCTATTAGTATTCATACAAGCAACTCCCGTACTTCCACTTCCCATTGTAAAGTCTAATACTATGTCACCTTCATTTGTATATGTCTTTATGAGATACTCTAATAATGCAATGGGTTTTTGTGTTGGATGATATTTTTTCCTATCAGAAGAAAACTCTAAAATGTCCGTTGGATAATTTGTGTATTTCTGAATATAACAGTTTGAACGAAACTTACCCCAATTTGTTCCCACAGTACCACGTTTAGTTAGCTTATTATATTCTACTAAACCTTGAGGGTTATAAGTAGGTGGTTTTTTGTAGAAAACACTTATTAATTCATGTTTTTTTAATGGTTTTTTATTAGCCATATGAAATCCTGTAGAATTATTTTTAACCCATATCCACTCATACTTAAAATCTTTAATATTTGAATTATTTAATATAGTTGTATAGGGTTGAGAACTAAACAACAATATTGCATTATGTGCATTTGTCAATAGGTTTAATTTTTCCCACATTGGTTCTAATGGAATAATTGAGTCCCATTTATTTCTAGTCGTTCCATAAGGAGGGTCACATACTACTGCATCAACCTTTACTCCCTTTTTAATTAGTTTATCCATGACTTTTAAACAATCTCCTTGATATAATTTATATTTGTTAGTTTTTATTTCCATTTAATCTCCCTCTTATTTTTTATATGTTATCTTATCACATAATTCTTCTGATAGTGGTATTACTTTTATTTCTTTTGCATCTACATCATACTCTACTGTAAACAATGTTTCTTCAGTTACTCCTAACATATTTCTAATATCTTTTGGTATAGTAATACGTCCTAATTTATCTGTATTTCTTATATTTGCTATTCTTCTTCTACTCATATTTGTCCTCCTTAAAACATATTATTTCGATTAGTACTTCTAGTATTATTAATATTAGAAGTACTATTATTACCCTTAGCACTTTCTTAGCCCCTCTTGTAGCTCTTTAAATGTCATTGTTGGGTTTATAGTTGCTATTATTCTTAATAATGTTAAATTGTTCATATCTACACCTCCTATATGTTATATATATTTATTACTAAAATTTGTTAACTTACGCTTGCTCTTCTGATTTCTTTTTCATTTCCCCTTTACTTTTTTAATTTATTTTATACTTATATTATATAGGATAGTATGTAATTTGTCTACCACTTTTTAGTAATTCTTTATTATAAGTTTAAACAAAATAAAAATACTCCCTATTATAGAGAGTATTTACTAATATTAATTATATTTTGAATTATCATCTAATTCGTGTTGATAACAATATTTATGCACTACTACAGCACTTGATACAATATGTCCATCACTATCTTGTACTGGATAATCATTTAATGTAATGCCTTCTCCATTATGTACTTGATGCCCACATATTGCACATTCTATATCTGCTGCTTCTTGTTGTGTATTTTGTTGTGTTGATTGATTATCTTGTTTATGTTCATATTCTTTTTTACTATCTGAGCTATTTTTAACTTTGTCTGTGCCTTTTGTAGATTTTTTACTTGGTTGTTGATTATTTGTTCCATTATTGTTTTGTTTGTGTTCTACAGGTTGCTCAGAGTCTAATTTATTATGTTGAGGTGTAGTTGCCTTTGGTTTATCTACTTCTGTATCTTCTCGCTGTTGTTCTTGAAAATACCCACCTTGTTCATAATCACTTACAGTTGACTCCCCTGCTTTTGTACAACCTGTTAAGGTCATTGATACTCCTAATATAATCGCTATTACTAATTCACTCATTACTTTCACTCCTTTATAATATATTTAAAGAGGCATTTATTGACCGCCCCCAAGTCATTTTTAGTAATTTAATATTATTTATTACTATTATTTACATTTATTTAATTTTTATACATCTTATTTTAATATTTCATATATTTCGTCATCATCTAATATATCTAATGCTAATTGAGTTAATACATACACAACATAATCATTATTCAAATCTGCATATTTATCATGCATGTCAGATACTTTTTCTTTTACTTTTTCTGGAACTTCTTTTATATAATGTTCTTCAAGAGTGCATATATCTTTTATTGCATCATGTACTTTTAATAATTTAAGAAAAGCATTTATTTGACATTGTTCTAATGCTTTATTGTGTAGATATGATTCTATTTGACTTCCATTTAGAGTCATTGCTGTTTCTAGTACTTCTTTAGGTCCTTTCTCTAATATTCTATCAATCTTTTCTTTCGCCATTTCTATAGCAGCTTCACTTTGTTCTTGAATAAATTTTATTTCTATCATTATATTACCTCCAATTTTTTTATTTTGTATATATTATATACTTTTCTATATAATTAATGTTAACTTATTTATGTGAACTTTTTAATTGACGTTCAATGAGCCATAATACACAATAATTAGCAAGGTCTAATATTGTATCGTCTAGGCTTTCATCTTTTACTTCTCCACATTCACCTTTATCTGAAAGTGATAATATTCTATTATATTTGTCGGTAATTCTAGTTAAGAATGATACATCTCCGAATTTATTATATGTGTCGCCAACTGAGTCTCCATAATCAGCATTTTTAGCTTCATATGTTTTACTCATTTGTGATATTATTGAATTGTACAAGTCTTTTTTCATATACTAAACCTCCATGCCTTTAGTTTGCATTCTATAATATATTTCGTCTCTTTGTATATCATTTATTTTGATTAGTGGAAATACAACTCCAACTGTTCTAGTGAAGTCCTCCATGTTTAAAGCATTCTTATTTTTGGCATTAATTTCTTCTATAGTATGAAGTGTTTTGTCTTTATTTAGTAAATCTTTGTCGTATGCCATATATAGTACAGTTCCGCACTCAGTAGGTATTTTATCAACACCTTCTTCTTCCATATATTGTTTAACTGCGCTTTTTTTAATTTGTAGTTTAAGAGTTAAATCTTTTATATGTTGTGCAAGTACGCACATATCTGAAATATATTCTGTTCTGTCTTTAATTGATAAATCAGCTAATTTTGTTGCATTCATTATTTATTCACCTCCTTTTTAGATAAATGATAACAACCTGCTACTGTATACGCCATTATAACTCCACTAACAGGCAAACTTAAACCTGCTATGGCTAACATAGCTCCAACTCCACCTATTGTTATTACATTTGCACTTATTGTCTTTTTATTCATGCTTTTTGACCTCCTTATTATTTAATTTATATCTAGGACAATTTTTATTGCTTTCTGGACAATATCCTAATTTGACACATTGTGGTACTAGATATGGTTTATAGCGTGGTTCTACTTCTACGACCTGTTTAACCATTTGTTTTACAATAGTTCTTATTGGAAGTTCTGCTCTAGTACATAATCTTACATTTGCTAAATGTATTAAGCATTCTATATTTACTGCTATGTTGCATTCTGTTGCTACTCCTATCGGTAATACTGTTCTTGCTATTTCGTTAGACTGTTCATTTGTATGACCGTTGTTTTTCATATTATTTTGAAAATAATCGTAATTAGCTTGTACCTGTGCTTCGTAATTGTGTAAAGAATTTACTAAATATACATCTTTTGCTATCTCTGGAGCTGCGTATAAACTTACTTTTCCATCTTTGTTACAATATCTTAATGATTGGACATTTGTAACAAATCCTATATTATGTCTAACTAATTGGTCAACAGTTGAACGTGGTACATTTTTTAATTCAAATACAAAATGTAAATGTCTACTACCACTAAAATGTCCACTCTTTAAGCAATGTAATCCCACTGCTTCTGCTTTTTCTTTTGGAGTATTATAGCAGACTGCTGCAAATTCCCCATGTTTTCTTATGAAACTTTTTACTTCTTCCTCATTCACTAACTTTACTTGAAAATCGGCTAATGTAAACATATTATTTTACCTCCTTAATTGGCAATTCCTTTATTATTGCAACTGCATTGTCTATTGCTTTTAATACAGTATCTAGTTCTTTTAATTCTGTCTTAGCTATTTCTCTTTTTAATACCCCTTTTCTAGCTTGTTCTAATGTTCTGTAATATCCTATGTCTTGCCATGTTGGAGTTCCTACTTTTGATATATAGTGTCTTCTTAGAATATAAGTGCCTATTGAGTCTACTAATATTTCATACTCATTATTTAATTTCATTCTTGAATTCCTCCTTTATAATCCATTGTTCTGGGACTTCATCTATTGGACAGCATTCTAGGACTTGACAAATAGTGCATTTACCATCTCTATCACCTGCTGTCCAATTACAGTCGGTAGATTTAAAAGATTCGCATGTCTTTTTAATTAAGTTAAGTGCTTTTGCTAATTCAACAAGATTGTTATCCATTTTATATGACCTCCTTATTTATTACTGTTATATGTTATATACAAATCATGCTAGTTTATGTTAACTAGCATGATTTTAATTAGTTATTAGATAAAATATTTAATATGCAGCATTGAAGTCCTATCTCAGGTGAATATCGTCCACTTTTTATTCCATTGTCATATTGTTGGATAAATCTAAGTGCCGCAAGTAAACCACCTGGACTTATTTTGACATTATTTAATATTTTCTTTACTTGCCAATACGGAAGTCCAGTTTTTTCTGTAATTCCTTGTTGTCCTTTATGTCCTATTACTAATATTGCTTTTGATACATTTTGATATAATAGTGATAATATACCTAATGGACCCTGATTTTGCTCCAGCAATAAATCCATTACCTGTATAGCTTTCATATCGTGTTTAAGGACTAAATCTATAAAATCAAATACAGTATAATCATATTTTGGGGGCATCATATCAAGTAATGTATCTATTGAGAACGTCTTATAAACTCCTGCCGCGTATAATCTATTGTACTTATCTATTTCATTTAAAATAGTTGTATAATCGTTATTACAGGCGCTAACAAAGTATTTCAAAGTATCTTTATTATCTGTGAGGTTATAATGTTGTATCTGGTGTATAAGTTGTGTAGGAGTTAATTTGTTAAATTCTACAGCATAATCTTTTAATGTCTTATACCAAGCACTTTTCTTATTTACATTTGTTATTTGTAATATTAATGTACCTAATTTAGATTTCTCCAGTTGTTTAATATTCTCTTCTAGATGTTTATTATTTAGAAAATCTAAATCATCTCTCACTACATATATCTCTTTTAAACCATTATTAAATCCAAATCCTTTTATGGTCAATTTACTTAATACTTCACTTACAGTATCAACTCTTTTATATTCACCGAATTGTTTTAAATAGACATTTTGAAGGCCTATCTCTTCACCTACAAATATATAAAAGTTACCAGGGGTTCCTGCTCTTAATTGTTTATTCAGTTCTACTAACTCCATACTATTTTTTCCCCTTTCTCTTGGATGCACGTTGCTTAGCTTTTTCCTCTTTTTCTTTTACTTCATGTTCTTTTTTCTTTCGTTCGATTACTGTTAACATATATTTGACAAATACATCAACATATACTTTTCTATATTTCTTTGGAAGTATTACTTGAAAGTCATATCGCAAAACATTGCTTAAAGTATCATATCTTTTATTTGCAAATATCTCTACCCACTTTGAAGTACTTTGCCAATCAAAGCACATTTCACAACTTCTTGCACAATCTAAAGCTGATTGTTTTATATCTGATTCTGTTTTTGGTATATACATTATTTAAATTCACCTCTTCTTAATCTACAATCTAATACCCATACATCAAATGCCATTTCTTTATTAGCGCCATTCACTTTTAGCATACTTAATGCATTTAAAGTGCATCTAATAATATACTTAGCTTGTTCATCTTCTATATGCTGTCTACATACAAATAACAATATATTAAAAAACATATTGACTGGAAAACCTTCACCTTTACTCGTGAAATCTAATTTAGTCTTAATTTTGAACGCATTCCCTGTTGTAACTCGCATTATATTGTTATACACCATTTCTGCATAATTATAACAATCCATATATCCTATCTCTTGATACAATTTTACATCGCCAGGTGTTGCTGATATTTGACAGATATTTGAAGTATCTTCATTATTTTCCATCCCTAAATACTCAATTGCAAATTGTATTAAATCATTGTATGAGTATCTATCTATTTCAAATAGTGCACCTCTAGATAGGATTGTATCAAGCATAGTATTCATATCTCTTATTTCTATTACTATATAACAATTCTTTGGTGGTTCTTCAGTTATTTTTAAAAGCGCATTTTTAGCACCTATTGACATTGAATCGCCATCAGTAATAGCAAATAGTGTAGGTTGTTCAAGTGCTACTGAGTCTTGAATAAAGTCTCTTATATTATCTACTTTTGTTCCTATATATTGGATTCTCATATTTTGCTTTTCTGCTAATTTCTTTATTAATAAAGATTTACCAGCACCTTTCGGTGCTGATATTATGGATAACTGGGGAAGTCTATCTAACTTCTCAATTCGTTCTAAACAATCTTTCATACCTAATATTCGCATACTTGCAGCAACTCACTTTCTATTAGAATTTTAGGATTATGCTCATATCTGATTTTATAATATAGACTATTGTATGCGTCTAGGATAGATAATAACTTACCAGACGTACATTGTGATAAAATAAAATCAACCTGTGCTTTACAACTTTCAGGTAAACTATAATATCCACTCATACTGTATTTTATTACTTCAAGTAATGTTCCGATTGAATCTTTAACAAATAATTTCAAATCTTTTCCTTCTAAAAATATTGAATCTATTGATGCAAGCATACTTTGAGGGTCTTTTCTAACTATACTGTCGAATATATCAACAATATATGCAGTAGATGTAAAACCTAAGCATTTTATTGTGGCTGGTAATGTTATATTATGAGTAAATCCTAATACTGTTTCTAGTTTTGTAACACTATCTCTCATTCCACCTTCTGCTAATTGTGCAATATAAATTAATGCTTCGTCTTGATATTCTATTGATTTACCCTCTTTATTCTCTTGTTCAATTATATATTTAAGTCTATCAAATATTTGTTCAGTTGGTATTCTTTGGAAATCGAATCTTTGTACTCTTGACAGTATAGTTCCTGGTATCTTTTGTGGGTCTGTGGTACATAATATAAATATAGTTCCTTTTGGAGGTTCTTCTAATATTTTTAATAAGGCATTAAATGCTCCTATTGATAACATGTGAACTTCGTCTATAATGAATACTTTGTATGTTCCATCGAGTGATTTCATTTTACAGTTATCAATTAAGTTTCTAATATTATCAACGCCATTATTAGATGCTCCATCTATTTCTACTATTCGACCTTTACCTCTATTTATTTCATTTGCAAATATTCTAGCTGATGTTGTTTTTCCAGTTCCTGCACTCCCACAAAATAGATAAGATTGCTTGAATTCATTCATATCTATTTGATTTTGAAGTACTATTTTTACATTATCTTGACATACCATGTCATCAAATGTTTTCGGTCTATATTTTGTTGCTAAATTCATTATTTCTCTCCCCCTTTTGATTCTGTAATATAAGTTGCTACCATATCAGCCATATGAAGTAGAAATGCTAATTTATTTTCTTCGAATACATCATATAAATCATGTATACTAGCTAATACACTAGTATCATATGCTCCCATATGCCAGAATATAGCCTCTTTTTCATAATCTTCAAGTGTTATAAAGTCTTGTAAAATACTTAATGATTTAGTCCCATGTCCTAGTTTAAGTGGTTCATTTTTCTTATATCCAAGTTGTTGTTCCCATTTGCCTGTTTTACTTCTTTGTGGAGGAACATTTACCATTGTTTCTTCATAAGTATTTATCTTACAGAAGTCATGAGCTAATGCTACTATTATTATGCTTTCTTTTGGTATGCCTTCAACTTCATAAAATTTAACTAATTCTCTTAACTCATATACTACATTAAGAGTATGATAGACCAATCCACCTGGATAACTTCCATGAAATCTCGTACTCGCAGGTGCTGAATAAAAATCAGTACCTTCTAACCAATCTAATAATTTATCAACTCCAGGTCTTTTTACCTGTTTCATGATATTAATGAATTGTTCTTTATTTGACATTCTAGACATCTCGTCCCTCCTTTAATTCTAAATATTCTTTGTAATCATCTATCGGTATTACTACGTATTGTTTATTTATTTCTTGGGTTCCAAAATCAAATACTATTGCCCAATGGTTTTTACCCATTTCTATACATTCTTTTATTAAGTCTAATATCCATTCTTTTTTAATACTATGTGATATACTTTGTTTTGTTCTTGTTTTACATTCAATTATAGTATCTTCTAATAGAATGTCTCCTTTTTTATAACGAGCACCACTATTAATTGTTAATTTTCCATTTAAGTAGTTTGCTATCTTCTGCTCTTGAATGCTACTGTAATGTCTTGTTGGTTTATTTTCCATTTATATTACCTCCTTGTAAATGTTATATACATTTTATAGTAATTTATGTTAACTGTTCTCTACATTTTTGCTTAAATATACTCACTGTATTAGAGACATGACTTCTAGATACTCCTAATTCAGCTGCTATATCAACTGGTCTAGTACCATCTAGATATTTTAATAGTATTAATCGTTTAGTGCCTGTATAATTATTTTCTATTAACTGTCTTGCATTTTCTTCTAGATTTTTCAGCATAAAATCTCTTGAAGTATTATCTGAAGATTTCAGTTTCTCAAGTAACATGACATTATCTGTATCAGATATAACTTTATCCAGACTTGAGAGTGACCATGTACCTTGACCTGTCTCATATTTTGATGCATATAGTTTCAATTTACTTAATGCACTTAATATTTGCCAATAGCAATGAGTTAAAAATTTTGTATTCTTTGATGCGTCATAAGTTTCTATAGCTTTCATAACTCCAATCCATGCTGTTTGAAATGAATCCTGTGGTATTTGCTTTGCGCCATGTGTTCTCAATATACTCCATATAAAAGCATCTAATTCTGGTGCTAGTTTGTCTAAGAGAAGACGTTTCTCAACGCCTTCAGATTGTTGTATTTGTATAACAAGTTCTTGAATAAGTTCTGCATTATTTACATTCATTGTACATCACCTTTACCAATCTATCGTGAAGTTGAGTTTTGAATAATTCATCAGTTCTTAATTTCTCAAGTAATCTTTCTTTACCTTGGAATTTTATATCGTTATTTTCTATGTCTTTTGCTATATCTCCGTTTTCATCTATATAGTAATACCAACTACCACCTTGTCTTAATATATCGTATTGTAAAGCTACTGTAATCGTATCAGCTAATGTATCTATACCTGTTGTATAATTTAATGTATAATAACCTATGCGTCTATCTGGTTTGCATACTTTAGTTTTTGATATTTCAATAGCTACTTTATTTCCTGCTGGATTTTCTGCACGACTTGTTAATTCTTTATTGTGCATATCAAGTAAGGTGTCTTTCCTAAATCTTAATCTTAAGCTGCAAGCATGTTTCCACATTTTCCCACCTGGAGTTGAAGTTGTGTTATACATACTACTCAAATCTTCTCTTATTTGATTTATGCCTATAAATGCACATTGATTTTGAACTAGATGAGGTGTGACTTTACTGCAAAACATAGTCAATGCTTGAGATATTCCACCATAAGATTTTTTCTCAAGAGATTCATCAAATATATTTTGAGATACTAACATAGGTATTGAATCTAATACACAAAGACCTACATCTCCAGTTGACACTAAATCTATTGCTATCTGTAGAATTTCTTCTGCAGTCTGTTCCTGTGGTCTTACTAAAATCATTGATTCAGTATCAACTCCAAGTAACTGCGCCCATTTCACATCTAGTGTCTGTTCTGCATCTATATATACAACTACTTTTGGACCTTTTTCTTTTAACCTATTAACTTCTTCTATTAGTTTTGCTATCTTCTTTTTATTTTCTTTGGACTCACTAGATGCCAGTTCTGTTATTTGATTATTTAGTGAATCTAATTTTTCTTTATACACTTTATTAAATTGCTTTTGTGCATTGGCACATATATCTAATGCTGATGTGGTTTTTCCTCCACCTTCTCCACCATAGAATTCTGTAATCTTCCCAACTGGAATTCCTCCATAAGTCATCCAATTAGCAGTTGGTGAACTGAATGGTATTTTATCAACTTCTATTATGTCTGTTCCAATATTGATTATGTTTGCTTTAAATTTTTTGTTAAGTTCTGCCATTTTTAAGTCTATACTTCGCATACAAATGCCTCCTTTATAGTTATATATGTTATATATAAAAAACCCTTGCAACTGTTAAGTTACAAGGGTCGAAACTTTATTGACCTGTTGAGCCATAACCTCCTCTATTTTCATTTCCTAATGTATCTACTTCTTCAAAATCTACATTAGGATTTGATTTTTGTATTGTCATTTGAACTAATCTGTCATGGACTTTTATGCTTCCTGGACGTGTAGCATAAAATACTGCAATCCATTCGTCTTCATCTCCACAATATGAAGAATCAATTAAACCTACACTATTAGTTAATATTAAGCCTTTCTTAGCAAATGTACTACTTCTAGGTATAATATGCGCTTCATATCCCTTTCCTAACTCCATAGCAAATCCTAAGCTACATATTAATACGTCACCTTTTCTATATTGTACTGTTGCATATGATGTTTCTTCTATATGGTCAAATACATTTGCATTGAAGGTTGTTCTTTCTAATGTATACCCTGATACTTTTGATATTTTATTTACATAACAATCATACCAATTACCTTCTTGTTTAGCAGGTACTTTTGCACTTGGTCTCATTTTCTTCAATCTAACTTTTTTATTCGCCATCTTAAACCTCCTATTTATTTTTAGTATTTAAATCTCTGAAATTTATAATTAGATTTAAACCATCATCTACTTCAAATTTAATATCATGGTCATTTAAATATTTAACTAAGTTAGCTAACTTTGGAGTATATTCGTATTTGAAAAAATTGTTATCATTGATTTCGACTAATTGAGCGTCTATCCCCTGTGTAGCGCCTTTTCTATAAATAAAGTCTAAAGCATCCATTCTGTTACTAAATGTATTATCTTCGTAATTATTTTCTGATACTTTAATTCTAACTGTGTATTTCATTATTTATCATTCTCCTTTTTATTTATTTTTTATACCCTCCAAAATTTCATTAATTGTAATAATGTTAAACCATGATTTGTTTTTTCTATATAGGTAATTATTGCGTTCATATATTTCACCTCCTAAAATAGAGTTTTTTGTCTATCATTTATCTTGTGTTTCGTTTGTTCAGACAATGGATTTTCCAGTCTTTCTTTTGCAATGTTAAAGTACTTTTCATCTAACTCAATTCCAATAAATCTACGATTTGTATTTAAGCAAGCAACTCCAGTCGACCCACTACCCATTGTAAAGTCTAATACTAAATCACCTTCGTTTGTATAGGTTTTTATTAGATATTCAAGTAAATCTACAGGTTTTTGAGTTGGATGACGTGGCTTATTTACTTTATTAAACTTTATTATGTTTGTGGGATATTTACTATCTGTAAAATAACTTCCCCTATTAAAATTGGCTAATGGATTTGTGCCATTACTACTTTTTGCTAAATTATATTTTTTAGGTTTTTCTAATTTTAGCATTTGTGGATAATAATTAATGCGCTCACCTTCACAAGTAAAAGTTATTATGTCCTCATGTTGCATCATTGGTCTATATTTTGCCACTTGAAATCCTGTACCTCTATTCTTTTCCCATATCCAATGATGTTTATAACCATTTAAATTACTATTAACTAATGCAGCAGTAAAGGGCATACTACCAAATAGAACTATCGCTCCATTTGATTTTATTAAGTTTCTCATCCTTTTCCACATCTCATCTAAGGGTATAATCGAATCCCACTTACAAGCGGTTGTACCATAAGGTGGGTCGGTTAATATCATATCAACTTTAACACCATCTTCAATCAGCT